ATCTCTGACCAAAAGAAACTCCCATGAACAAAGAAGCTATACTCACACACTTCTTTATGTTTATATTCGGTTGTGTGATGATGTATATGATGGTGAGCTATCTATGATACCACACGACTTTGAAGATAACCGCCCACCAAAAGAACCCAGATTGACAAACATGGATTACCTTGTTATACTGGGAGTAAGTTTCTCAGTAAGTACTTCGTTTATGGTGGGAGATTGGTTAACACTATTCATTGCGAGTTGGGCGTGGTCAGCATATGAACGTGCAAGAATTAAACAACAATAAGGAGAATATTATGTGGCATAGAATTATTGATATAGGTAATTTGGAAAGAAAGTACGGAGAGGGAACTAAGTTTGATTTAGACTATGGTAAACTCGCAATACTTTTTCTTTGCATATATATTGCAATAAAGGTATCTTAAAAGTGACTGAAGATTTGTTTAGACACTTGAGAGTACATACAAGGAAAAAAGAAATGAGTGAAATGAAACAACTAGACCCACGACAACAATTACTTGTCATACTGATGGAAGAGTGTGGCGAGTTAATTCAAGAGTGTTCTAAGAGTTTGCGAAAGGGTGAACTGTTTGATAGGGATAAGTTCAAGGATGAAGTCGGTGATGTCTATGCAATGATTAATCTTCTACACGAATGGGATGTAATCTCATGGGATGAGGTAGAGGAACGAGAAAGAGAAAAACGCAGAAAACTTTCCAAATGGTCTGACCTAATTGGAGAGAGTGAAACAGAACTCTATAAGAAAGAGTTTCATACGGAAGAAGAATACATAGAACAATTCGGTGGTTGGAGAGGAAGTGTTACTGGAAAATGATAAAGAAAAGAAAAATGACGGAAGAGCAACGGCAAAAAGCCGCGAATCGTCTCAAAGAGGCTCGAGAGAAGAGATTACGAGATAATCCACCTAAGTATGCACATATACATAAAGATGTTCTTGCGAAACCAGACGAACACCCTCTGAGTCGTAAAAATGTTGTGAACTGGATTAAAACCCAAAAATCCCTTTTGTCTTCTGAGAAAGGGAATGTGAGAAGAAATGTGAAAGGTGCGTTAGCAAAAATGTGGTCGCACCAAGGGTACATAAGACATTGCGAGTATTACCTAAAACATGGTGATTGGATAGATGACTGCTACGGAGAGTACCAAGAAAAAAGAGTCCGATGGACAACCAGAGCCTGAACGTCAAGAGGACGGCAGTAATGGTGCAGATTATCGTGGGTTAAGATGTCAAGAACAGAAGAACAACTTCAACAAAGTAAAAAGTGGGTTAAATCCATCACTCCCAAAGGAGATATAAGTTGGTATATCAAATGGATTGCATCTGTCTTTATTATATTCGGAATGATGATGACTTCTCTGGACGTTTCATTCTTTCCAATTAATTTATACTTTCACCTAATTGGAGTCTCTGGATGGTTTGTCGTAGGATTTCTATGGCACGATAGGTCACTCATTGTGGTCAATGCAATCGCAATGGTTATTTTCTCTATGGGCATTTTAAAACATTTTAGTGGTGTGTAACTTCTCGTAGCTCAACTGGAAAGAGCATCTGTCTTCTAAACAGAAGGTTACAAGTTCGAATCTTGTCGAGAAGACCACCTCGCACTAAATATATTAATGCACTTAGTTCTCATAACATTACTGTTATTTGTTACTCCTTCGTATGGAGAACAGAAACAACCCAAGAACATCTTTCAATGTTTTACTTGTTTTCTTCCAAAGATATCGGATTGGTCTATTGAACAACAATATCGAAAAGGAATGAGAGAAGACCCATACGACAGACGAAAGACTACAACGTGTCGTTTGAGTAAAAGAGTGAAAACAAAAAGTGGACAACAAGTCTGTATCTATCGTGGTGCAAATAATACCTATACCCTACAAGTTGAAGCAAATTGTCCGAAACAATTTATTTGTCGCTATAACCCAGGCCAAGAAGAACCAAACATTGACGCAGTAATCGACTCACTTAACAAGAGTATGAAATGATTCTACTAGTTCTTTGAGTTGGTCGTACCCACCAATATGTAATTCGTTTTCATCATAGATAATCGGAAAGGTTTTATAACCTTGTCTGCGTAACCAATCCATTTCTGTCTGGTCGGTTACAAGTTTTTCCTCAAAAGGAATATCGTATTTGTTTAATAACATTTTTGCTCTTGTGCAAAAGACACAAGCTTGTCTTGATAATATTTTAAATCGCAAAACTTTCTCCACATCCACATTGAGCCTTTGCATTAGGATTAATTACCTTTAAATAAGACCCACCAAATTCTCTGACATAATCAACAGTACAACCAAGGATAAACATTTCTGCAATCTTATCGACAATCAGTATATCATCTATCAGTATACCATCTTTTTCTTCGTCAATCAAATCCCATTTGTATTGAAAACCAGAGCACCCACCCCCTAAAACTGAAAGGTATGCGAATCGTTTCCTCTCTGATTCGGTAGTTTTCGTTAAATATTCCTTTGCACTATTAGTTAATGTTAACATCTTATATTTATTTCCCCTAAGTCATTGATATATAAGGATTCTTTTTTTACTTTTTTTGTTGTTTTTTACTTGACAATGTTATCAGAACATAGTATAGTATATATGTAATCAAGAGAAAGGAACTAAAAACATGGCATTTATTTCAGCAGAAGATGTAAAACACATTCGAAACGAACTCAAGAAAGAGTTGCCCCAATACAAATTTTCGGTTGTTCGTGACCATCATTCAAGTGTGTCTATTTCGTTGATGAAAGGCCCTGCCTTCAAAGACTTCGAATACTTTGACCGATATGCACATGAAACAAAAACTGGTACTTTGAATGAAGGTCATCATCAAATCAATCAGTTTCACCTTGAGAATTTCTACGGAAAAGAAAATGCAGAAATCTTAGACAAGATTCATGTTATCGCAAAAACTGCTCCTGCTAAGAAAGGTGGAAAAGTTTGGTACAACAATTCAGATATCATGACCGACTATTTTGATATTGCATACTATGTGCATATTAATGTTGGTAAATGGGATAAACAATATGAAATAGTGGAGGCCGCATAATGAAAAAATTACACGCAATGATGTTTGGAGTAGATAACGTAGAAAAAATTACAAATATACTAGTTGATTTTATTGCATACGTTGATTCATTCTATAATGAAAAGAATGGTATCTATCCTATCAAGGGTTTAACTAATTCTATGATTATCAACGCTACTCAAAAGTATATTACTTCTCAAACAAAAGATTATACTTGGGGTGGTGGTGACTCCGTAGATAGAGAACGAGTTTGTAGGATAATTCTTGCAGATAATAAATCTTTACTAAATCCATATTAATACTTGACAATGTTCTCAGAACATGGTATAGTGATTCGTAACAATAAAGAAAGAGAGAGAATATGACAAATACATTTTTCGCAACATCAATTGAACATCTTGTGACTACCAAAGATGGAGACACATTCATTGTGAGTTCTAATTTTGCTGGTAGTGAGGGTGACACTGCAAAAGAGTCAGAAGCAAATGCAATCGCTGGTTATGAGAAAGCTGGTCACACTGCTGATGAACTGATGTCTATCACCACAGTTGAGTTGGATGCATAATGAATTCTTGGTTTGGTGAAATAATCGGATACATCTTTATTGCTGTATTCGCATTTGGTTGGATGGACACATTGTGGATATTCGGTGTAGAAAACTCCAAGGAATATACTTGGTGGTTTTTGATTCAACAACTAGGAGAATATTTTAATGCCTAGAATATGGGAACAAAATGAAAATATGTTAATACCATATTATCTGATGTTCTCATATCTTTATTATGAAAAGAATATTTCTCTAATTGATGATGCAGAGTTTGATGGAATGTGTAAGACACTATTAGAAAAATTAGATACTCTTACACATATGCACAAACATTTAGTAACAAAAGAATCCTTGACAGCAGGAACTGGATATGATATAAAGTACACAAATCTAATTAGAGATTGTGCAATGAAATTAAAGGAGATTTGGAAATAAATTTTCTTGACAAATAAAACGAATCAGTATATACTATAAGTATAGTCAAGAGTGGGTGTCCGAAACTTGGTAATGATAAAACGAGGACTCAAGAGGAAACTTCGGTTTCCTCTTTTTTTATGTGCGAACTAAATATATTCATGATGAATTACTTTCAAGGACAAGACGGATTCGTATGGTTCACAGGCGTTGTTGAGGACAGAAATGACCCAACAAAACTTGGTCGTGTACGAGTACGTTGTGTCGGTTACCACACAGAAGATAAAACAAAAATACCTACGGAAGATTTACCTTGGGCGTGGGTATTACAAACAGTTCACACACCATCAATGAATGGTATGGGTCATACTCCAGGCTTCCTTGTTGAAGGAACATGGGTAGTAGGTTTCTTTCGTGACCCAGAAATGTTACAAGAACCAATTATACTTGGTTCATTGCCTGGTGTTCCAGAAAATTTAGGTGACCCAAACAAAGGTTTCCATGACCCCAATCGCAGAAACAATGACCCAACTAAAGAGGGATATAATACTTCTGTTTATCCAAGAGAAACTGGACAACCAGATACAAATCGTCTTGCAAGAAACTTTGATTTAGACCAAACAGTTGTCGCATCTAAAAAAGCAAAAATAATAAAAAACATAGAAAAGGCGGATGGTGAACAATATAACGAACCCTTAACATCTTACAACGCATTATATCCAAAAAACCATGTTTTTGAATCTGAGTCTGGACACATCATAGAATATGATGACTCACCAAGACATCAAAGAGTTCATCACTACCATGCGTCTGGAACATTTAATGAGATTGCAGCTAGTGGGGATAAGATTGAAAAAGTTGTGGGTGATAATTATCAACTAGTAAATGGTAGTAGTTTTACTTTTGTTAACGGACATTTGAATATAACAACAGAGGGAACTCTAAACATCAAGTGTCGTAAACTTAATTTAGAGGTATCAGAGGATTTTACGGAAGAGGTTGAACAAAATAAATCAACTCTTATAAAAGGTAATAAAACAGTTGATGTAACTGGTGAAGTATTTGAAACATTTAATTCGTCATACACACAAAGTATTCATGGTGATATAGATTTACGTTATGGTAAAGAAGATGGTAAGTTTTCAGAACATATCAAATCTGATATTACACGAAACTATAGTGCAAAGGTACAAGAATTCCTAAAAGAAACATATGAACAAAACATTACAGAGTCATCTACTATTCGTGTTGGTACAACTCTTGATATTGACACAGCAGCTTTTGATGTTGATGCTTCCTCAGTCGCATCCATAACTTCTGCAACCACAACGATTAATGGTTCAACTGCATCTAATATAAGAGGTACAACTGTAAGTGTTAATGGTACTACTGTGGATATTGATGCAAGTAATTTTACGTTAGATGCACCAGAATCCTCTACTAATGTTGCACCTACATCACTTGGAGCAGCTGGACATGGTACAAGTCCAAGTATAGTATCGCCTGGTTCTGCTTCTGTTACTGACCCAACAGAAGTCACAGAAACAGATTTGATTGAAGTTCTAGAACCAATAATTGCTATTTCAGAACCTAAGTCTGGAACAGTTGGTGGTGACCAAGATGATGAAGATGCAGAACCACCCAGAGGTAATGGTTCTGGTTCAGTTGGTACTGGAGGAAGAGTATCACCTCAAAAAACTAGAGCAGAAGGCGCAGTTACAACTGGAGCAAGTCAGCCTGGAAATGGTGGTCAATTACTTGCAGCCCAAAACCCCCCAGGCAATTGTAAAAGAAAAACTCTTGGTCAAGTATCTGAAAGATGGGAATCAAATGGTGACCCATCTGCAACAAATGATAGTGCAGCTGCAGATGACTTAGGTGGTTGGTCATATGGACTATATCAAATTGCAACAAAGAATGAAGCGATGAAACCTTTCCTTACATTTTGTTCGGTAAAAGAAAACGGATTTTCTGATATTCATGATGAGTTACAAGCAGCTGGTGGTTTTTCTTCAGCCTTGCGAGGTGCTGGTGGTGGTTTTTATAATAAGTGGAAAGAACTTGCAAAAAGAGATAAAGAAAGATTCAAACAATGTCAACATGATTATATTCAAACTGTATATTACGATAGAGCAGTTGCAAAGTTTTTTGAATTTTCTGGGATTGATATTTGTGATGGAACTCATAGTGATGGTATACAAGATGCAATCTGGAGTACAGCAGTTCAGCATGGTGCAAATACAAGCACTATAATTGATGCATTTAAAGCAACTGGAAAAGATAAAGACACAGTTACAGATGAAGACCTTATTAATGCGATTTATGACCAAAGAGGTAGAGAAAATAAAGAAGCAGTCTTTGTTAAGAAAAGTAGTAAGAGTAAATGGTGGGGATTTCAGAACTATATACCGACAGAGGGTGGTAGACAAGGTGGAAAAGTTTTAATTTATAATAGTAAAGGAAAAGTTACTGGAACAACACCACAACTTCATCGTTTTAGAAGTAGTTCTGGTAGAATACAAAAAGGTGTGAGAAACAGATATGTAGGTGAAAGAGCATCATGTCTTGCACTCAATAATAATACACGTTTTAATGTAGGTTATGTTGAACCAACCGGCGGTAGCGGTGGAGGTCAAGTAGTATAAATAAACAGAGAGGTATAACATGGCAGTACAACCAGCATATAGAGATGCAGAAAGAACAAATGACTCTCCTCGTTCTAGTCGTATCTACAAGGATTTAAATCTTAACTTTGGTATTCATCCAGTTACCAAACAAATTAATACTTTAACAGATGCAGCTGCAGTAAAAAGAAGTGTGCGTAATTTGGTGCAATATGGAATATATGAAAAACCCTTTCATCCAGAAATAGGTTCTGGTGTTCGGAATATGTTGTTTGAACCTATGACACCTTTTGTTGCAAATAATTTAGTTAAACAAATAGAAGAAGTTATTACAAACCACGAACCAAGAGCATTAATTGCTGGTGTGGAATGTATTCCAAGGTTTGATAACAATCAATATGAGGTTATTGTTGAGTTCTATATTCAGAACGCACCAGCAGAACTTGTTGATTTATCATTCACGTTAGAGAGATTACGATAATGGCAACTACAGATAAAAGATTAGACGTAACAGATTTAGATTTTGATGGAATCAAAGATAATCTAAAAACCTTTATGCGAAATCAATCAGACTTTACTGATTATGATTTTGAAGGTTCTGGTATAAGTGCATTGTTAGATGTACTTGCATATAATACACATTACCTTGCAATGAATATGAACATGGTTGCAAACGAATCATTTCTAGATACTGCATCTGTTCGTTCCTCTGTAGTTTCTCATGCAAAGACATTAGGTTATATTCCAAATTCTGCAAGAGCTTCAGTTGCAAATGTCAGAGTGACTCTTAACAATCCTACTTCAATCAATACAGCAATTATTCCATTAGGAACAGTCTTTACAACACAAATAGACGATGTTAATTATCAATTTGTTACTGTATCAGAACATACTGCAAATAAAGTAAATGGAGTTATTACTTTTGATAATATTCCAATACATGAAGGAACATATATTACAAATCGTTATACTGTAGATAATAGTAATGTTGACCAAAAGTTTATACTAAATGATAATCGTGCAGACACCACGACACTTACAGTAGATGTATTTGATACTACATCATCAACAGACTCTACAACATTTACACTTGCAACAGATACTACACAAACCAACTCAACATCTAATGTTTATTTTTTACAAGAAAGTGTGGATGGTAAGTTTGAAATCTATTTTGGTGATGGTGTTATAGGTAAAGCATTATCTGATGGTAATGTTGTTAGAATGAGATATGTTATTACAAACAAAGCTAAAGCAAATGGTGCAAATGCTTTTTCAACTACTGCAACTATATCAACTATAACTGATATTACAACTGCAACAGTTTCAAATGCATCTGGTGGAGCAGAACCAGAAAGTATTGAGTCAATTAAATTCAATGCACCATTAGACTTTGCTGCTCAAGGTCGTGCAGTTACAATAAACGACTTCAAAACTATTGTACCTAAAGTGTATGCAAATACAAAATCAGTTCAAGTATATGGTGGTGAAGATAATGACGTTCCAGTATACGGCCGAGTTTACATATCTATAGTACCAACATCTGGAACGATTACTGCATCTGCAAAAAATCAAATTGTATCCGATTTAAAAAACACTTATACAATCGCATCTATTACTCCAGTAATTGTTGACCCACAGTATACTAAACTTAGATTGAATGTAACATTTACATATAACTCTAAAAACACTACAAAGACAAAAGAAACACTCGTATCGAATGTTAACACCACAATTAGTAATTTTAATACTAATTCTTTATCTCAATTTGATGGTGCGTTTAGACACTCCCAGTTTACAAAACTTATCGACAATACTGATAATGCAATTACATCCAACATTACAACTGTAAAGTTAAGTAAAGATTTTACCCCAACATTACTTACTGCAACAAAATATATAATTCCATTTAATAACGCATTACATAATCCACACGCTGGTCACAATAAAGAACTTGGTGGTATATTAGAGTCAACTGGTTTCTTTATCGTTGGTGACAATAACGAAATGTTTTTAAATGATGATGGTGACGGAAATGCAAGAATGTATTATATTTCTGATGGTACAACTAAAACATATAAGAATAATACAGCAGGAACAATTGATTACACAACTGGTGAAATAGTTCTTACCTCTTTAAATATTGAGTCTATATCAAATGTTGATGGTGCAGCCTCAACTCAAATTAGATTAATTGTCACTCCAGAATCAAATGATGTCATTGCAGTTAGAAATCAAGTTTTAGAAATAGACACAACCAATTTATCTGTATCTGCAAACGTAGATACACTTGCAACTGGAAGTGCAAGTGCTGGTGTTGGTGTGACAACTGCAAGTGCTTATACTGGTGCAAGTTCTACATCATCATCCACATCAACCAGTTCAACAAGTTCTAGTTCTTCAAGTTCAAGTTCATCAAGTAGCTCTAGTGGATATTAAAAATGTTAGATGGTGGTAATGTACTAAACAATAAAGTTTCTACACACATACAGACACAACTGCCTGAATTTATTCAAGCAGACCATCCACTATTTTCACAATTTGTAAAAGCGTATTATCAATTCATGGAAAGTGCAGAAATCACTTTCAGTGAAACTAATAACTATGTTAGACAAGAAACTCAGTCAGTAAATTTTCTTTTAGATGAAAATGATGACCAAATAGTTCTTGAAGACTCAGAGTCTAAGTTTACTGTGGGAGAAATCTTAACTGGACAAACCTCTGGTGCGACTGCAACTATTCTTGTTGATGACGTAGACAATAATAAAAGATTATTTGTAACATCTCAAAATCAGTTTATATTAGGAGAAAATGTTTCTGGTAATATCTCCAATTCTTCTGGTACTATTCTAACATATAGACCAAACCCAGTTTCATCTATTCAACAACTTCTTAATCATACAAATGTTGACTCAACTATATTTCAATTTCTAGATAATTTTAGAGATGCATTTCTAGAGGGGGTTGTAGATAATCTTGCAGACGGAGTTGACAAAAGAAAACTTATTAAAAATATTCGTGACCTCTATATTTCTAAAGGAACAAAGAAAGGACATGAATTATTTTTTAGATTACTTCTAAATGAAGAGGCTGTTATTGAATATCCAACAGACCAAATGTTGCGTGTGTCCGATGGTAAATGGACTGTTAAAAATATAATGAGAGCACAACCAGTTAATGGTAGCACATCTGAATTAATAGGTCAAACAATAACTGGTCAAACATCTAGTGCAACTGCAATCATAGTTTCTTCTGTTTCATTTAGAGAAGCAAATAAAGATGTTCTAGAAATAGAATTAGACCCATCAACTATAACTGGTACGTTTCAAGAAGGAGAAACTGTAGTTGGAGTTTCTACTGTATCTGACCAAACAGTTTCATTTCTAACATATGGTATTTTAACTGGTTTATCTGTTTCTAATAATGGTGCGTACTATACTGCTGACCAGACTGTTAATCTTTCTACAACTGGTAGTGAAACAGCGACTGCAAAAGTCCAGACTGTATCAAGGGGTATAGTTGATGAAATTGTTATTGATGATGCTGGACAAAATTATAAAGTTGGAGATAACCTAACTTTAGATAATTCAAATACAGATGGAACTGGTGCAGCTGCTCAAGTCTCTGTTGTTGGTGGTGGTGTCGCACCAGAAAGTGGAAGTATTACAGAATATGGTATGGAAGAAGATGACCATATCACACTTGAACCTACAAGTCAAGCATTTTATTCAGATACTTATGAGGGTGTAAAGATTGTTATGGAAACAGGTACATTTGCAAATCTTAGTGTTGCATCCGAAGCTGGTGAAATTACAGATGTAAGGATGGTTGCAAAAGGTGCTGGTTATTCAAAACTTCCAGTGGTAACTGGTATTACAACTGCAAATGGTAGTGGTGCAAAATTACTTGCAGCTTCTAATTCTGGAATAGGTGGTGTTGAGTCTTTTGGAGTTACTAATCAAGGTATTGATTATACTTCTGTACCAACTATAATACCTTTTAGACACGCAATCATAAAAGATATTACTGGAACTTTTGTTGTTGGTGATACACTTACTATACCAGAAGGAATATCTTTAGAGGATAATTCTGGTGATATAGATTTAGAAACTGCAACTGGAACTGGTTTACTTTTGACAGAGGAAACATTGAGTGGTAGTGTTACTGCGTTTGATTCTTCAAGGCAATTAATTTCTATTAATACAACTGCAAATCTTGAAAAGAATAATACAATTGCAGTTGGTGGTTCTAAATCTGGAACAATTGCAAATATATCAACAGCATCTGGAACTGCACAAGTAGGTCAGATTGCAATTACAGATGGTAACTTTATTACCTCTGATGGTCAAGTATCAGAGGTTAATACAAGAATTCAAGATAGTTTTTATTATCAAGACTATTCCTATGTTGTTCGTGTAGGTGAGTCTATTAATACTTGGAGAGACTCAATTAAGTCTACAGTTCATCCTGCTGGTTGGGCAGTCTTTGGACAAGTTGATGTTGTGGGTCGTGCAAATGCAAGGATAACTCCACAAACTGTAGAGTCATTTACACCAGAACTTGCATCCGAACTAAAAGGTATATTCACAACTGTATTTGGTCGTAGACTTGGAACACTTGATGATAGTACTGCACTCAAGGCCTCACCACAAGTTGGTTCAGATAATTTAACAAGTTTTCCAAATACTAATCGTGATTTGACATTAGAAAGAATAAACACTATATTTGTTGGTTCTGCAAGAACAACAGATAAAAGTCATGGACACACGTTAGACTCTTTACCAAAGTATGCATTTGGTATTGGTGGAACTACGACAGAATCAATACCAAATTATCCAAGTTTGATAAGAACACAGAGTTTAGATGGTATCAATGACCAATCATTTACTATAGGACAATTTGCAAATTTTCGTATAAATGAAGTTTCAGATAGTAATGGTAACATACCTCTAGAAGCATTTAAAACTAAAATAAATGTTCCACCGCCTGGGGAGATACAAATCTCTGGAACTGCAAGAGCAAACGCATTTGACAACAACTTTATTACATTTGATAGTAGTACAGAAACATTTGACGAGTCTGTTCTGACTACAAACTTTAGTAGCACATCATTAAAGTTTGATAGTTCGTCTGTTAAGTTTGATGGTGCTGGTGGTATATCAGTTCCAAGGGATACTTCTGGACAGTACAATGTAGATTTAAGTGATACAACAACATCATTTGACAGTAGTATAAATAAGTTTGATGCTTCACATAATCCACTGGTATTAGAGAGATTCAGTTCATTGAACTTTAAATTTGATAATACTAATAAAACTTTTGATATAGGTGCGTAACCTACATAAATAAATGAAAGAATCTAATAGGAGATAACTAACATGGCATATCAAGCACTTGGTCTTGGTTCTTCAGCAAATGATGGTACTGGTGATGACCTCAGAACTGGTGGAGACAAGATTAACGACAACTTTGTAGAAATATATACCAAACTTGGTAATGGTTCTGCACTATCCAATCTTACTTTTCCAACTGGAACTGATACTATTGTAGGAAGAGCAACGACTGATACTCTTACTAACAAAACATTAACAACACCAACTATCGCATCTATTACAAATGGTGGAACTGTAACAATTCCTTCTGGTGCAGATACACTTGTTGCAAGAACATCTACGGATACTCTTACAAATAAAACTTTAACATCAGCAGTTCTAACCACACCAAGGATTGCAGACGCTGGTTTTATTGCAGATGCAAATGGTAACGAACAAGTAATTTTTCAAACAACTACAAGTGCAGTAAACGAAATTGAAATCACTAACGCAGCTACTGGTGGTTCTGCTGTCGCAGCCACATCAACTGCACCTATTATTGGTGCATCTGGTGAAACAAATGTTGACCTCGCATTACTTCCAAAGGGAACTGGTCATGTTACAATTCGTTCAACTGGTGGTTCAAATAACCAAGGTGCAGTTAAATTAAACTGCGAAAACAATACTCATGGTCAAACTCTAATGGGTCAACCACACTCTGCGAGTGATAGTGGTTTCTTTATGTTACCTCTAGATGGTGGTTCTGCAAGAGCAACTCCAAACGTATTGTTGAGTGGTGCAAAAACTATTGCAACTGTTCAAGCACTTTCTGGTGCTGGTGCAGTATCACTGAATACATTACATACACAGTTGACAACAACTGGTGCTCAAGCACAAACACTTGCAAATGGTGTAAACGGACAAGTTAAAATAATCACAATGGTTGCAGATGGTGGTGATGGTACTCTAACCCCAGCAACTTTTGCAAATGGTTCAACTATTACATTCAATGATGTTGGTGATAGTGTATTGTTAATTTATAACACAACTGGTGGTTGGGCTCTAGTTTCAAATACTGGATGTACTATTGCATAAGGAGTAATCAATGGCTATTGATACATTAGGAGCAAACGCTCTTGCAAGTAACTCTGTAACAACTACAAAGATAGCGAATGATGCTGTAACTGGTGCAAAAATTCCTGATGATGCAGTTGTTGCCGCTGATATTGCAGATGGTTCTGTTACTACTGCAAAACTTGCTGCTGATGCAGTTACAGATGCAAAACTTGCTGATAATGCTGTTGTAACTGCAAATATTACAAATGCAAATATTACACAACCTAAAATTGCAAAGTCCATGCAAGGATGGGAACTTATTGAAAACAAAGTTTCTGCGACTGCTGGTGACCTTAATCAGTCAACTGGTAATATTGAGTTCAGAAATTGTTTTTCTGTAAATTATCTTTATTACAAATTGGTTATTGGATATTATTCTCCAGCTGCTACCAATAACAATGCAATTAGTTTTCAGTGGATGTATTCTACAAATACTCATGCAAATGCATCACACTATCATTGGGTAGTAGATAGATTACGTTCTGACTCAACCAGTTTAGATAGAACTACATCCAGTGGCAATACTCATTGCAGATTATGGAGTCAAATATATTCTAATCTTGCAGGCGGTATACATGGTGAAGTAAATATATGGAATCATCATGCACCAGTGTTGGGAGGAACTAGCACAGATAGAGGTTCAAATTACAGACCTTGGATGCAATCAGATTTAGTTGGATACGAACCATCTGATGATTGTTTTACAAGAACCTTGGCTCATGGAAGATATGACTCATCTCAAGCAGATGATTTTTTTACTGGTTTTGTGATTAGCACTGCATCTGGAAATTGTATGGCTGGAACACATATGAGTTTGTTTGGATATAGAAACCCAGTTTAAGGAAATAAAAATGGTAAGTGAAACAACTAAATTAGAAAACGCAAAATATTATACAGAACCCAATACAAAAATTAAATATATTGTTGTGGATGTTGATGGTGAAACTCGTCATGTATCATGTGATGGTACAACAGTGGGTGACAAACTATTAGACGAAATCAATAAAAGAATAAAAGCGAAATCATTAACAGTTAAAGATGCATAATAAATAAGATTATAGGAAAAAATAATGGCAGCGATAATCACAGAAAAATTTAGACAATCAAACGCAGATGCATTTTCTGCTGACATTGCGTCTAGTAAATACTATATGTTCGTAGGTAAATCACAACCTTGGACTTCAGAGGGTGCAACTTCAGATAGTGCGCCTCCAACACCAGTAGATAGTGTTGCACCAGAGTCATATTATTGGGATGATATGTTAGCTGCAAAACTAATCTCTTCTAAATCATTTGTTATACCTCGCAGAGATTGGTCAGCGACATCTGCATTTGATATGTATAGACATGATATTGGTGGAACAAGTACTGGTAATTATAGTAATACAAAAACTACAAGTTCAAGTGGTGCAACAAATCTGTATGACTCAACTTTTTATTTCAAAACATCTACGCATAATGTTTATAAAGTTCTTTATAATGGTGACCATTTACAAACTGGTGCTGGTAATATAGGTGGTACTGAACCCACTAACACAGGAAACGCACCTTTTTTCTCTGGTGATTATCTTTTAAAATATATGTACACTATGTCAACTTCAGATGTTGTTAATTACTTGACAACTGACTTTATGCCTGTTATAGTAAATGCAAACTCAGCTGCAAATAGAGGTGTGTTTGTATTCATGGTGACATCTGGTGGTTCTGGTTATCCAAACGGAACATATTACACTAAACTTAGAGGTGATGGTTCTGGTGCTATTGCAAAGTTAATTGTATCTGGTACTTCAATACAAGTGTTTGGGGATACTACATCAAAGATGCAAACAGAAGGAACTGGATATTCGTTTGCAAACTTCGATATTGCTGGTACAAACATATACACAGATGCAAGTGCATCAACATTAATATCTGGAGGAACATTAACCTCTTGGAATAGTGCAACCGCCGGTACAATTAAAGCAATTATTGACCCTGCTGGTGGTCATGGTGCTGATGACATAGAAGAATTGGGTGGACATTTTGTAATGTTACAAACAAAGTTTGAACCAACTGATGCAGATGCAGTGCAAGTAAATGATTTTAGACGAGTTGGTATTGTTAAAAATCCAACCGACTCTGCAACAAATTCAACTGCGTCACTTTCAACTGCAAGAACTACTAGTGCAATAATAATGGCATCTGGTGGTTCTGGAACATATCAAGCTGATGAAAAGATTACTCAAGCATCTACTGGTGCTCAAGGTAGAGTTGTGGAATGGGATGCAACAAATAGAATATTATATTATGTACAAGAAGTATATTCAACATATGGATTGGATGCGTCTGGTAATCTAACTTTATTTTCTGGTGCAAACGCTGTAACTGGTGCAACTTCTGGTGCAGCTTTTACTCCATCAACTGGAACATCTGCTACAACTAACGGAGTTGTATTTGCAGCTGGATATGCAGTTCCAGAACTTTCAAGGGATACTGGTGAGATTATCTATGTAGAAAACAGACGAGCGATATCAAGAGCCTCAGACCAAACAGAGGATATTAAAGTAGTAGTGGAATTCTAAACAATGCAAAAAACTGATTTAAACGTATCACCATATTATGATGACTTTGACCCATCGGATAACTTTCATAGAGTTCTCTTTAGACCAGGCTTCGCTGTTCAAGCAAGAGAATTAACGACACTTCAATCAATCATGCAAAATCAGATTGAAAGGAATGGAAGACATTTCTTTAAAGAAGGGTCTATGATTATCCCAGGCCAGATTACGTTTACTACACAATACTATGCAGTAAAACTCCAATCAACTTTTGAATCTGCTTCAATTGCCGATTATCTTTCATCTTATGTTGGTTCAATTATCACTGGTAGTATTTCTGGTATTACTGCAAGAGTTATAGGGGTTGCAGATGCTACCACTACCGACTCACCAACACTTTTTGTAAAATACCTATCAACTGCAACACTTACTGCATCTTCAACTGCAACTACTGGTGAATCAACCGCTAATGTTACATCAACTTTTGTAAATGGAGAAAGTCTTGCAGCTGATAAAGTAATCAGTGCAAAATCCGCTGGTGATAATTCTGCAATTATGTTGACTTCAAGTGCAACAAATATTGGTTCGTCAGCTGCTATTGAAGAAGGTATATATTTTGTTCGTGGTCAATTTGTTCGTGTGCCTGCACAAAGAATTGTTCTTGACAAATATAGTAATACGCCATCTTATCGTGTAGGTCTAACTGTTGCAGAAGAATTAATAACACCAGAGTCAGACACATCACTATTAGATAATGCAACTGGTTCTTCTAATGTAAATGCAAAAGGTGCTCATAGACTTAAACTATCATTAACTCTTGATAAACTAGATTTAGGTTCTGCTGCTGATGAGAATTTTATTGAACTTCTTAGAATTAATCAAGGTCTTGTAGAAAAACTTATTAATAAAACTGATTATAATATTTTTCAAGAAAATCTTGCAAGAAGAACTTTTGATGAATCTGGTAATTATTCTGTAAAAACATTTAATGTTGATGTCAAAGAGTCTTTGGACGATGGTACAAATGATGGTGTATATGCATCTAATCAAGTAACGGATACTGGTGCATCACCATCTGAAGCACTTGCATCTGTACAGATTGACCCAGGCAAAGCATATGTGCGTGGTTATGAGATTGAAACTGTAACACCTACTTTCTTAGATTTAGAAAAACCAAGAACTGCTGAAGAGTTTGACTCTGCAATAACAAATATAGAAGTTGGTAATTTTACAAAAGTTACAAACGTGTTTGGTTCTCCAGACCTATCACCATTTATATCTGGTGAAGTTCCACTACCACATAGAGAATTACAATTACACAGTGCTCAAAAAGCAACTGCAAACTCTTCTTCTACGCCTGGTTCTCAAATCGGACTTGCAAGAGCTCGTGGGTTTGAACACTCATCTGGTAATACTGCACTAGACGATTTAACAAGTAATGCAGATAGAACTGCTGAATTTAATCTTTATCTTTTTGACATTCGTATGTTCACAACTATTCAACTTAGTGCAAACTTTGGTGGAAGTCAAGGAGTAACACAAGGTGCAAAGGTAACTGGAGCAAATTCTGGTGCGACTGGATTTATTCATGCTGGTACAAATAATTTAATTGATTTGATTACAGTTGCTGGTAGTTTTAATGTGGGTGAAAAACTTATTTCAACTGCACAAACAGTTTCTAATAATGCAAGTCAATTTATAGAAGACGGAAGTAATAACGACCTTACAGTTGCATCTATCACATCTAGAAGTTTTGAAGACGCAAAATCTGTATTCATGGACGCAAATAGTTCTGCACCAAACTTTGTTGCTGACCTAGTTTTAGGTAATACACTTACACTTGGTGGTAATGTTTCTATGAATGGTTCAAATGCAAATGTTACTGGATTTAACACTACCTTTACTCTCGATTTAAAAGTTGGTGATATTGTAACTGTGTCTGGTGCTGGTGCTGGTGGTGCAGATTTAACTGCTAAAGTAAACACAATAACAAGTAATACTGCAATAGTTCTTGGAAGTAACTCTGCAACTGCTGTTACTACAGTACCAATGGTAAGAAAAAGAAGTAAACTAAACGACCAAGAAAAGAATGTTCTTCTTCGTAAATTACGAAAGAAAACAATTAAAACACTAAAGACTGATACTAATAGTGGAGCTGCACAAACAACAGTAACATTTAGAAAACAGTTTGTTGTAACAACAACCTCATCTGGAGAGATTGTTCTAACTGGGGGTGCAAACGAAACTTTTGCAGCTAGTTCAAATACCGATTATATAATTCAAATTATAACTGCTGGTACTGCAATCGGTGGTAGTTCAAATACAGCAGTCGCTGGTGACCTTGTAAGTCTTACAGCTGCAACAACTCCTGCTCAAACTTTTGTTGTATCTGGAAATCAGTTAACAATTACAAATGCAGAAGTTTTAGGTAATGGTGCAAAGGTAAAAGTTATTGCGACTTTGACTAAAACAGTTGCAGTAGAAAAGGCAAAAACAAATCAACCATGTCAATTGGTTCTTGTAGATGCAAATTCTGGTGCTGGTGCTGAATATGGTACTGCATCTCAACATAAAGAAATATCTCTTGGTCGTGCTGATTTCTATAAACTATATGCAGTTCTTGACTCAGAAGATGCAAGTACAAATCCAGAACTACCTAAATTTACAATCACTGGTTTGTCTGGTACATTTACAAAAGGTGAAACAATTACTGGTGCATCAAGTGGATGTAGTGCAAAGATTATTAACACAACTAACCCAATTACATTTATTATTATTAATGGTAAAGAGTTTACTACTGGTGAAAGAATTAATGGTGCATCCTCTTCTGCGTTTGCAACATTGGGAACATTTACTGCTGGTTCTAAGAACATCACAGATAGATTTACTTTAGATACTGGACAAAGAGATAATTTTTACGATATTTCTAGAATTGTTAGAAAAGCAGGAAAACCAATACCAGTAGGAAAATTGGTTGTTGTTGCAAATTATTTTGCACATGGTACAGGCCCCTTCTTTACAGTTGACTCATATTCTGGTATTGACTATAAAGATATTCCAACTTATACTGCAACAAGAGTTGACCCAGAGGTTAGAGAACCATCTGGTGAATTTGACCTAAGAGACACAGTTGATTTTAGACCAAGAGTTGCAGACGCAACTGTGGACTCTTCACCAACAATTACTGGAACTAGTGCAATTCAAGTTACCTCAAAGTCTTTTGATTTTAGTTCAAGAGCATTTGAAGGAACTGGTGCGTCTACTATTCTTACACCAAAAGATAATTCAACATTTCAATATGATTTTGAATTTTTTCTTGGTAGAAAAGATTTACTTTACTTAACAGAAAGAGGTGTTCTTCAACTAGTTAAAGGTGAACCAGCAGAAGACCCAACTCTTCCAAAAGAATTAGAAAAGGCGATGTTACTTGCACAGATATCACTACCACCATATGTTTTGAATATTGATGATATCACATTTGTAAAAGCTAAAAATAAAAGATATACCATGAAAGACATTGGTTCTATTGAAAGAAGATTGAGTCAAATCGAATATTATACTGCACTTAATCTTTTGGAAAAAGATGCAAAGTCATTTCAAATACAAGATGAAAATGGACTTGACAGATTTAAATCTGGTTTTGTGGTAGATAATTTTTCTGGTCACTCTGTGGGTGATGTTCAAAATGAAGATTATAGAAATGCTATAGACTATGAATTTAAAATGTTACGTCCAAAGTTTTTTATGAAAGGTATAGGTTTACTAGAAGAGAATACTTTAGATACACAAAGAACTACTGATGGTTATCAAAAAACTGGAGATGTAATTACATTACCATATACAGATGTTGTCTCTATTCAACAACAGTATGCATCAAGAGTTGAAAATCTAAACCCAGTTCTTACATTTACTTGGAATGGTATTTGTACACTTGCACCCTCTGGTGATGAGTGGTTTGAAGTTAATAGACTTCCAGCACTTATTATAAATGTAGAGGGTAATTTTGACCAATTAGTTGCACAAGTTGGAAACGCATTAGGAACTGTTTGGAATTCATGGCAAACACAGTGGTCTGGTACTTCTACAACTTCTGATATTGTAAGTCAAACCAATAGAAGTACTAATAATGGTTTTGGAACTATAGCTACTTTTCGTGATACAGTTACAAGAGTAACTACAACCACTACTCAACAACAAAATAGAACTGGTATTAATACTGAAGTTGTCGCACAGATTGACAAAGAGTCTATAGGTGATAGATTGCGTTCAACTGCAATGATACCATTTATGAGAACAAAAAATATAACATTTACTGGACAAGGTTTAAAACCAAATACAAGAGTGTATCCATTCTTTGACAAAACAGATGTAACACTGTTTGTAACTCCAGCTGGAGGTGCTGTTGGTGGTAATCTCATTACAGATGGTAATGGAGAAGTAAGTGGAGTATTTGTTATTCCAGACCCAAATGTTGCTGGTAATCCAAAATTTAAAACTGGTGACAGAATTTTTAGACTTACATCATCAGCAACTAATGTTGCACAACCAGAGCCTGCTACATTTGCACAAGCGACATTTTCATCTACTGGTATTTTAAGAACTATACAAGAAGAAATTATCGCAACAAGAAATGGAAGAATTGAAGTTTCTTCTGTATCTGAAAATAGAACTATATCAAGTAGTACTTCATCACAATCAACTAGAAGTGACCTCATTTCTACTCAAAGAGAAGATGAGAATGAAGAAGAGTCAGATAATGAAGAAGCAGATTGGGGTGGTTGGAGTGACCCTCTCGCTCAAACATTTAGGTCAAGTAGAGTTGGTGGTGAAATGGTCACCAAGATTGATGCGTTTTTCCAAAGAAAAGATAAAGATATTCCAGTTCTCTGTCAAATACGAGAAGTTAAAAATGGTTTTCCAACAATTAAACAATTACCTTTCGCTGGGAAATATTTAAGTCCTTATATGAAAGGGTTAGTTAAAATGTCCGCTGGGGGAACAACTGTCACTGGAAGTGGAACAGACTTTTTAACTGGAACACACAACCTTAAAGTTGGTGATACGATTACGATTCAAGGTCTTGGTAGTCAAACATCTGGTGTTGCAGTAGATACAAATAATTACGATACATCAGCTCTTGTTGCAAAGGTTACTGCGATTAATTCAGAAACAGAACTCGTAGTTGATACAGCCGCAACTAGTGGAACTAGTAATTTTGATAAAAAGATTAGTAATATTAATTTATCAAATGACGCTTCGACACCAACTACATTTAGATTTGATGCACCAATTTACATTAAAGAAGAAACTGATTATGCTCTTGTTTTACATACACCATGCGAAACATATTTTGCATGGATTTCTAGAATGGGTGAACTTGATATTGGTGGAACAAGAATGATTTCAAAACAACCACACTTAGGTGTATTGTTTAAATCTCAAAATAACTCAACATGGTCTGCATATGAATATGAAGATTTGAAATTTACTATTTACAAAGCACTATTTACAAGAGGTGCAGTTGGAACAGTTACATTTAATAATGATGTAGTTCCAAATCAAACACTTAGTAATGACCCAGTAAGAACAATCAGTGGTCAAACTTTTGTACAAATGACACATCCAAATCATCATATGTATTCAACAAACAATAATGTTACAATAAGTGGTGTATCCTCTGGTATTACTACAACACTTAGTGCAGCTATTACTGGAACTGGAACTGGTGCAAGTAATGATATTACTATAACTGCAAATACCGAATTTGTTGCTGATACTGGTGGAACAAATATTACAATTAAAATAGATGATGAAATTATTGTTGGTACTGTTCAATCATCAACAGTTATACGTCCGACCACTAGAGGTGCAGACGGAACAACAGCAGCAACTCATAGTAATGGTGCAACTGTAGAATTGTATCAATTAAATGGTATTCCTCTTGACCAAATTAATAAAACTCATACTGCACTTGCAAACGTATTGGTAGATAGTTATACAGTATCTACAACTACAGCTGCAAACGCAACATCAAATCAAGGTGGTTCAGCAGTCGTAGCAACTGAAAATGCAATGTTAGATGGTGGTCAAACACTACTCCCAGTAGTTCAATTTCCAACGACTGAAGTTTCTTCTACAGTAAGAAGTACAAGTGCAACTTCACCAAATGGGTCTGAAACATCATTTAATTTACAAGGTACTTCTTTTGCACAACCAATTACTTTGGGAGAGAACTTTTTCTTTGAGAAACCAAGAATGGTTGCAAGTCCTATTAATGAAACAAATGAATTAAGTGGTTCAAAATCATTATTTGTTGATGTTACTCTAAGAACTAGTAATGAACATCTATCTCCAATCATTGACTTAGATAGAAAATCAATAGTTGCGTTTTCAAATAGATTGAATAAAATTGATAGTGCAACTGATATGGGTGCAACTGCATTGCAAGGTGATTATGTTTCATCTGACCAACCATCTGGTGATAGTAATGAAGCAATTTACATTACTAGAAGGTCAGCACTAGAAACTCCTGCTAGTGGTTTGAAAGTTATTCTTGATGCAAGACGATTTGCAAGTGCTAACATTAAAGTCATGTATAAAATACTTCGTTCAGATGACTCTTCTGATTTTGATGAAATAGGATATCAGTTCTTTAATACTACTGGTACTACTGACACAGTTGTAAATGCATCACTTTCTCAAGATGACTTTAAAGAACATCAATATACTGCAAATAATCTAGATGAATTTATTGCCTTTTCGATTAAGATTGTTATGCAAGGAACTAATAGTTCTGAACCACCACTAATAAAGGACTTGCGAGCAATCGCACTTGCAACGTAATGACAGAGTTTAAACAAATAGAAGGTGAACAAGACTTAGTAAAAGATATGCACTCTAAGACAGTCATAAATACAAATAAGAACGCATATCTAGCTGCAGTGCAAAGAAAAAAAGTTTTACTTGCACAGAAAGACGAATTAAGGGATGCAACAAGAGAGATAAATATATTAAAATCAGAAATGCATGAGATTAAAAATTTACTCGTAAAATTGGTAGAAAAAGATGGCAGATAGAAACGTAACAGCTAGTAATACTTTCGAACAGTTTAGAGTTGAGTTTAATGAACTCGCAACAGACGTTGGTGATATTACGAGTATTACTGGTGCGTCTGGTATTATTGCATCTGCAACTGATGTTGTGGAGGCTGTCACACTACTAAATACTGCTGTTAATATATCAGATTTAGATGGTGCTGGAGATAGTGGAACATTCGCAGTTGATTTAGATACACAATCATTAACTATCGCTGGAACTACAAACGAAATTGAAACGTCTGCAAGTGGACAAACACTTACTATTGGATTACCAAACAATGTTACTATTTCTGGTAACGCAACAATTAGTGGTAATATAACAAATGGTTCTGTGAACTTGACATTTCCTACAGTTGGAGGTGCAATCTCTACTGAAGGATTCTCAATCGCATTAGCAACTGCTTTAGGATAAGGAAACAAATATGGCAAATAACTTTAAAAACGCTTTTGCATCAATCGTAACTGCTGGAGAGTTTTACCAATCAACTGGTAGTGCTACAGATAATGCGACAGGCCCACAGTTGGTATATGACTCAGTAGTATCTGGAACTGGTGTTAACTCAATTCTTGTGGAATTAGATGCAGCTAACACAGGAACATCTGGAATTACATTGACCACATTTATTCAAGACAATGGTGCAATTGGAGGGTCAGTCACAAGTATTGTATCTTCAAGTGATGTTGCAACTGTGACAACTGGTTCTGCACATGGACTAAGTGTAGGAATGTATGTTCATGTTACTGGTTCAACAACTGCATTTGTGAATGGAATTTACAAAGTTGCATCTGTACCAAGTACAACAACATTCACATACGCACAAAATTCTGGTGCCTCAAATGCAACAGCGGCAGGAACAAAAGTAATTCATAAAGCATATCATATCGTTAAGGACGTATCAGTACCAGCAAACTCAACACTTAAAATTATATCTGGACAGAAATTAGTTTTAAATGCTAATGACAAAGTTTATGCATATGCAAGTGCTGCTACTTGTGATATAATCGCTGGTGTTCTACAAGATGTATCGTAATATGGAGGTATCGTAATATGTCATACATTGGTGCTCAGATTGAAAATAGAATCAGTCCTGCTTTCATAAAGGAAGATTTTACTGGAGATGGTTCTGCAACAGTTTTTACTCTTACAAATGAAGTGCCTGGTGGTGCTTCACAAAATGTAATGGTGATGGTAAACAATGTTGTTCAAGAGCCTGATGTTGCATATACAATTGCAGATGACTCAAGTTCAAAACCTACTAAACTCACATTTACTGGAACGCCTGCAAGTGGTGATAGTATCTATGTAATTCATAGAGGTATTGGAACATTCATGCAGAAACCAGCCGCTGGTTCTGTGAGTACAAATGAATTATCTAATACTCTTAAAACATTTACCACAGACACATTTACTGGAAATGGTTCTACGACTACATTTACTTTAACAGAAGTTCCAGCAAACTCTACACAAATCATGGTATTTGTTGATGGTATTTTACAGAAGTCCTCTACAAACTATTCAGTCAATACGTCAACTGGAGTACTAACATTTACTTCTGCACCAGATAATAGTGCAGAGATTGAAGTGAAACATCTTGGTATCAGAACAACTGCAAGACGAGCAGTGTCGATGTTCCTAGATAACTTTACTGGTAATGGTTCTACCACTGCATTTACTTTAAGTAACAGTGCATCTGTCAATGATGTGTTTGTTTTTTATAATGGTGTTGCAATGAAACCAACAACGGACTATGGAATATCTGGTGCAACTCTGACGTTTACATTTACACCAGTAAATAATTCCCAGATAATGGCGAGGTATTTCGTATAATGGCTAGTAACGCAAAAAATTTAGCAGAATATTTAAATAACGAAACAACATCTGCAACAGCAGACATTGCAGATAGTTCAATTACAGCCGCAAAACTTGCTTCAAACGCAGTAACAACTGCAAAGATTGCTGATGATGGAGTAACAACTGCAAAGATTGCTGATGATGGAGTAACTTCTGCAAAACTAGATACTAATATTGCAGTCGCTGGTACATTAGGTGTTACTGGTGCAACTACTCTTTCATCAACACTTGCAAGTGGAGCAATCACCTCAACTGGTGCAGTTCAAGGAACACAGTTCAATGTGGGTGGACTAAAGGTTTTAGAAACATCAACATTCGATTATGGTAATGATACCAACAAATCTGTGAATACAGCTTATGACTATACTCATACACTAGCAGCAGGAACGTGGATTCCTTTTCTTAAATTTTATGCCGCTTTTTTTGAAAATCATGGTAATTCTAATTCTACTGGAGTTTATTATCCGTTTACATATTTGGGAAGTTCAGCTGGGGGTGAACAGTATGGATATCACTATACTGTTGTTCCTAAGTGGGGAAACGCATCAAATTCTTATAGCGATATATCTCATAGTCAAATTCCACCATTTACATTAAGTTCATCCTCTACAATTTATGTTAGATGGTATTGCATAGAATATGGAACAAGTAGTAATTATTGGGTTAGAAATGGTACTAATAAAATTATTTTTTTGAGGATAGGATAATGGGTTCAATGGAAGATTTAATAAAACCAGTTTCAAAAGATAATATGAAAGCATCACCAGATATGATACTCAAAAAAGAATATCCAGATGCTAATTATCGTTTTGAAAATGATGTTCTTGTATGGGAAGATACAAAAATTACAAAACCAACAGATGAGTGGATTGCAAATAAAATCAAAGAACACGATGCATCTTTATAAGACTTAATAAATATATCAAAGGATAAACAATGTCATCATATATAGGTACAGAACCCACATTTGGAAATTATGACAAACAGTTAATTACTGGTGATGGTTCTACTGCGACTTTTACTTTGGATTTTCCAGTCGCACAGGCTGGTCAATTACTTGTATCTATGGATGGTATTGTACAAGAACCAGACTTTGCATTTAACATATCATTATCAACTGGAACTCCTCAAATAACTTTTGCATCTGCACCAGCGAATGGTGCAAGAATCTTTGTGGTGTTCTTAGGACGTTCAAGTGTTGCAATGGTGTCTGCACAAGCATCACCACACACAGATGAATTCAATGGAGATGGGTCTACGACTGCATTTACCTTAACAAGAGTTCCTTCTGCTGGTAATAAAGATAACTTCATAGTTTTTATTAATAATGTTTATCAAAGATATGGTTCAAGTTATGCATACACAGTGAACGGAACAACAATCACATTTACTTCTGCACCACCTAGTGGAACAAACAATATTCAAGTGACTCAATTATCACAACAAAACACACTAAATAGTGTTGCAGATGGTGCTATCACACAGGCGAAACTTTCGTTTGACCCTGCTGATGACGCAACTGCATTAGCAATCGCTTTAGGATAATAGAAATATGGCAAACACATTTAAAAACGCATCACTCGCTTCAGTCAATCATTCTGCATTTGCAACTTTATACACTTGTCCATCAGCGACAACTGCAATTATTTTAGGACTTGCGATTACAAATAAGACAGATAACTCTGTAACTGCAAGTGTTCAGTTCACTGATACATCTGACAGTAGTGCAACAAGACTACTACTCAATGAAGTAACAATACCAGCAAATACAACACTGGAAGTTCTTGCTGGTCAGAAATATGTTTTAGAGGCAACTGACATACTGAAAGTTCAAGCAAGTGCGGCTTCATCACTTGACGCAGTTCTTGGTTTAATGCAGATTACATAGGAGTAAGGTATGCCGTTTTTAGGAACTACACCAACTCAAGGATTTGTAAGTTCGTTTCCAAAACAGTCGTTTACACCAAATGGGTCTACGACTGTATTTACATTAACGAACCCAGTTGCATCTGCAAATGACCTTGAGGTATTTGTGGGTAACGTAAGACAAGAACCTACCACAGCATATACCGCTGCTGGTACAACTCTAACCATGTCAGAGGCGCCTGACACTGGTTTAAACTTCTATATCATTAATAAAAGTTTCGCACAAGTTACAACAACTCCACCAGCAAATTCTATTTCTACAGATAAGATTCTTAATAGTGCAGTTACAGATGCAAAGATAGGTGGTATGGCTGCATCAAAACTTACTGGTGCAATGCCTGCTCTTGATGGTTCTGCATTAACTGGTAGTGTAGGAAATGTGGTACAAGTTGCAGAAGCATCTGGGGGTGGAACTGGAACACAAGCTTTCAATGGTTGTTTTACGTCAACCTATAAGTTTTATCTAGTACTTGCAAGTGTCAGTCTAGATGCTACAGCAGAGTGTAATATAAGACTTCAAGACAGTTCCAATAACCAAAGGTCTAGTGGACTTTATTATTATGCAACCATGAGGAACTCTCAAAGTAATGGTTCTAATGCTCATGACCAAACTGGTTCATGGGGTGATGATAAATTTTCAATAAAAAGAGATATTCTTGCAAACAATCCTCATGCATCATATCGAATATGGGTATTTAATCCTACGGACACAAGTATAAAAACACATATGCAAATGGATTTTCATTGTCAAGCAAGTGGTACTATGAACCAAACAAAAGGAAGTTGTACTTATGACTCAGCTACAAATGATGCTGGAATAAGATTTTATGCTGAATCTGGTAATATCAAAACGACATCACAATTTAAAATATTTGGATTTAAATAATGGTAGAAGATAAAAAATTTGTATGGTCAAAAGAAAACCCAAAGGGTGTATATGAGGATTATACAGAGGAAGAAAAAAAACAAAGAGAAAAAGACAAATCGAATATGTTGTCTGAATCTGACAAGGCAATGTTATCTCTTAGAGAATTAAGAAATATAAAACTTACAGAATCAGATTGGGTTGTCATCAAAGAAAAAGAAGAGGGTGGTTCGGTTTCTAATTTTGCAGATTGGAAGAAGTATCGTCAAGAACTTCGTGATATAACTAAAACATATAAGACACTTGACACAGTTAAGTGGCCTACTGCACCTTCGGAGTAAACATATGCCATTAAGTAAAATACAAGATATAGGAAATCAAGTTGTTCCAAACTTAGGCCCTAATAGGAATGTCATCATTAATGGTGCTATGAATGTAGCTCAGAGAGGAACGTCAGAAACAGGCATTGGAGCATCTAGTGGTCACTTTACTTGTGACAGATGGAAGATAACAACAGGCAATACAGCAGGACGTTTGACTATGACGCAAGACAGTTCTGGCCCTAGTGGATTTGCTAATAGTATAAAACTAGATTGCACTACAGCAGATACATCAATAGCTGCAGACGAACTAACAATTTTAGGACAGTCTATTGAAGGACAAAATTTACAGAAGTTTGCAAAAGGAACATCTGATGCAAAAGCGTTTGCAGTAAGTTTTTATGTCAAAGGAAATGCTAGTGCTACATATGTTGCTGAACTATACGACCATGACAATACAAGAAATATAACACAAGCATTTAGTGTAACAACAGATTGGACGAGAGTGTCTTTAGTATTTCCTGCTGATACGACAGGCACTTTGGATGACGATAATGCAATAAGTTTAACATTCCAAATATGGATTCATGCTGGGTCAACTTACTCTGGTGGTTCATTTTCTAATAATACTTGGGGAAGTGTAACACAGGCAAATAGGTATGCTGGAAGTAGAACATCATTCTTTGACAGTACATCAAGAACCTTTTTTATCACAGGCGTCCAGTTAGAACCAATATCAGTTACAGAATTTGAACACCTCTCATTTGCAGAAGACCTTGAACTTTGTAAACGATATTATCAACAAGTAACAGTGGGCGAAAATGATGGCCCAATAGCTCTTGGTACTGCTTACAATTCTTCTCAACTTTCTGTTCCCATACCACTACATCCAGAAATGAGAGCAACTCCTACAGTAGAGATGGCAACTGGTTCAAACTATTACAGATTTACATCTAATGCTTCAAATACCAACTTTAATAGTATTGCTCTCGACATAGCAACTAAAAAGACAGCCATAGTATTTAAAGGAAGTTTATCTGGTATGACTGGTGGAAACGCCGGATATTTATATACAAAAAGTACAAGTGCTAAAATTGCATTTAGTGCTGAATTGTAGGAGTTAAGTTATGATAGATAAAGTAACAAAACATAAAAGTATAACCACAGGCGAGGTAAATAGTTATGAAGTTACATACGTTGACTCTAATATCATAAGATATATACCATTAGACCCAGATAATACAGATTATCAACATATTCTTGAGTGGGAAAAGATTGATGGTAACACAATCAAAGATGCAGAATAAATATGATAAAGGAAAATAGATAATGCCGTTTATAGGAACACAACCAGAAGTAGGTGGATATTCAGTTCTAGATGCTCTGACAGCATCTGCGACTGCAAGTTATACACTACAATTAAATAGTGCAAACTTTGTACCAGCATCTGCAAACCAACTTTTAGTTTCATTGAATGGTGTCATTCAGAAGCCTGGTTCTTCATTCACTGTATCTGGTAGTACTCTAACTTTTTCAAGTGCATTAACTTCTTCAGATAGTATTGATTTTATCATTGCAATGGGTGAACCTCTTTTAGTTGGAACACCAAGTGATGGAACAGTAACAGATGCAAAAATTACTTCAATGTCTGCATCAAAACTTACTGGTGCATTACCAGCAATTGATGGTGCATCATTAACTGGTGCTGGTGGTATGCAACTTCTTCTAGACCAATCTTTTGGTTCTACTGTTGGTGCTAGTTCTGTAACATCATATGACATTAGTAGTACATATATTAATTCAACGTATGACTCATATTTTTTAGAGGGTTACTTTAGACCAAGTTCTGATAACAAATATTTGTATATGAGAGTTATGGTAGGTGGTAGTGTACAAACTGGAAATATATATGCTAATGAGTCACAGATTATCGGTGGTGCATATTCATCTGGTGGGGAAAATAATAATACTACTGGTCAAATCGCTTTTCAAACATCTGGTTCTGGAAATGCAGAAGGTGAAGGTATAAGTATTAATATTTTTATGAGTAATATTAACAGTACAATTGCACCATTTACTATGACTGGTATGAATGCTTATGCTAATACATCTGCAAATATGGTTTCAACAGTCAACTCTGGTTCATTACTAGTTGCTAATAGAGCTGATATTGTAAATGGTTTAAGTTTTTTAATGCACTCTGGTAATATTCATGGTGGGAATGTTAGACTGTATGGATTAAGGACATAACAAAATGGCAAATGAATATAAACTAGTTGATGGAAAAAGAGTTCAACTAACTGATGAAGAACAAAAAGAATATGAATCTAGAGGTTTTTCTGATGCACAAGAATTAGCTATGTTGCGTAGACAAAGAGATGCATTACTTGTAGAATCAGATTGGACACAGAATAGAGATGTTACTCTCTCAAATGATGCAGATTGGAAAACATATAGACAAGCACTTCGTGATATCACAAAAACATACAAAACACTTGATACAGTCAAGTGGCCTACGGAGCCAACATCATGAGTTTAATTAAAATACAATCAGAAAGTTTAAATTTAGCAGATACATTTGCTTTTACTGGAACTGTAACTGGAACTGTAGCAGGGTCAGATGCGTTTTGTGCTCATGGAAATGCTGATTCTTGGGCATCAGCAGGTGCTGGTACAATTGTTTGGTTTCCAAATGATTCAAGTGGTGATAATTTTGATACTGGAAATCGTTTTGACACATCAACTTACAAATACACTGCAAGAGCAAATGGTGTTTATTTATTTTGGTATAGTATATATACAGCAGATTCAGATACTTCTAATGGATTCGGTTTTTTAAAAAATTCTACAAAAGTTAATATGACATATAATTCCACTAATTATTTTACTTATGACGAAACAGCTGATGACAAAATACAAAATGGTAAAATTATTATTCCTCTATCAGCTAATGATACTATGGCAGTTATTACTGTAATTCAATCAGATTATTATAGAGGACATAGTTCATTTGGAGGTTGCCGATTGGCATAGGAAAATCTTATGAAATATTTACAATTAAAAACATGGCAAGATTCACATAGTTCAGTTTGGAGAGAAATTGTTTCTCGTTTTGGACAATCAGATTATGATGATGAAACAAAAAGAACTAAGCATATGGCTACTTTAAAAGCAGAATGGGAAGCTGCAAAATATCAAAGAGATAGAGCAGTAGAATATCCATCTATAGTAGACCAATTAGATGATTTATATCACAATGGTATTGATGGTTGGAAAAAAACTATCAAGGTAGTCAAAGATAAACATCCAAAAACGTAGACTAAATAGTTTCGGAGAACAATAGATGGCACTTTCAAAGATTACAACAAAAGGTATCCTAGACGGAACAATTGCAACAGCAGACCTTGCTGATAATGCAGTGAATTCTGCAAAGATTGGTGCTGATGTAATTGTTGCAGATGACGTTGCGAATAATGCTATTACAACTGCACAAATCGCTGATGACGCAGTGACAGCCGCAAAGATTGCTGATGCAGTTGCGTTGGGTGCTGGTTACTATATTGCAAAAGATGGTTCTATAAATGGTAACGCATCTGGTAGAGATAATCTATTTCGTGTAAACTTAAACGCAACAACTGGTAACGTAACAATCGCAGCCAATAATAACGCATCTACTACAGGCCCGTTGACAATCGGTAACGGAACAACTCTTACCATCACATCCACTGGAAGGTTAGCAATCATATGAGTACATTATCAGTAGACACTATTCAAGGACAAACTGCAGCTACAAAAGTTAAGTTGCCTGCTGGTTCTGTTTTACAAACATTATCATCTACTAAATTAACTGCACAAGGTACTAATACTGGTTCTTATGTAGATGTTACTGGTTTGTCTGTTGCGATAACACCTTTTTTTAGTAGTAGTAAAATACTAATAACTTGTCATGTATATGCATCATATAATGATGCTGGTATGTTAAGATTGATGAGGGATTCAACTAGAATACCTAATAACACAGAAGGAAGTGCAGATATTAAACGAGGTTTTGCAATGGTAAGACATGGAGCATCTAATGAAGGGAATATGTATAGTTTTACACACCTAGATAATCCAGCAACAACAAGTGCAACAACTTATAAAGTGATGGCTTGTAGAGAGGGTGGAAGTGGAACAATGGAAATTAATAGAAGGTATGTTAACACTGATTATTCTTTATGTTCTTCAATAACAGTTCAAGAGGTATCACAATGAGTACTTTAATCACAACAACCGCCCAGATTGGTACAATAAAAGATGCTGGTGGTAATAATACTGCGATGACCATAAACAATTCTGGTAATATAGCTATGCCTGGTACTTTAACTCCAACTGGCGGAATAGTTCATGGTGGTTACGAACTTATAGAAGCAAAAATGAGTACAGCACATAATCAATTAGCAAGTGGGAGTGTTATTGAATTTAGAAATGTATTTTCTTCTAATTATATTGCGTACAAAGTAATAGTCGGTTGGTACTTACACGCTGGTGATTCTGGAGAAAACGTAGAATTGCGTTTTATGACAGGAACTAATACTCAACAAACTGCATCACAGTATAGATACAGTATAAACAGGTATGGTGATACCGACACTAACACTGTTACCAAAGCTAGTGGACAAACAAAGGGAGTTGCTTTCACTACAATAGGTGGTGAAACAAATGGGGCTAATGGTGGGTGTCATGGAGAGTTCAATATAATAAATATAGGAAATACAACTTTAGGTGGAGCAAGTACGCAAAGATATTATAGTAATGATGCAACAGATGTGTATGCACCTATAATATATGGTTCAATGATAGGGTTTTCACAAGCTGGTTCAGAATACGAAAGGCAAGACTTTTTTATTCGATTCAATACGGCTCAAAACCCTTACACTAATACTGGGTTTTGTTTCTTAACTCCCTCTTCTGGTGAAGCAAAAGGAACGCATATAGCAGTTTACGGATTGAGGAGTGCGTAATGAGTACATTAAAAGTCGGAACAATTCAAGACCACGCAAATTCAACCACTGCAATGACAATTGATAATGCTGGTAGAGTTTTAACTCCAGCAAGACCTATGTTTGATGTTGCAAAAAGTAGTGCTCAAACTATAGCTAGTGCTACAGTAACAAAAATAACTTGGGATACAGAAAATTATGATATAGGTGGTAATTTCGCAAGTGATAAATTCACTGCTCCGATAGCTGGAAAATATCATATGAACGCTTTAGTAACTATGTCTACAATAATTGCTGGTGCTGGTATCGGTTTAATATGGTATAAAAATGGTTCAGTGTTCAGAAATGGTCATCATCAATCTACAGAAATAAATATTACTTTTGCATTACAAGCTAGTGGTGTATTTGATTTAAGTGCATCTGATTATTTGGAACTTTTTATTTTTCAAGGAAGTGGTAGTTCTGAAACTATAGGTACTGCAAATAATGTTGGGTCGGTAACTGCTGCTGGTAGTAACTACTGGAGTGGATATCTAATCGGATAACTCTAACACACTTTCCTTATAAATACTAAAAAGGAGACTGTGTGAATGTCAAGTATATCAAATATATTTATAGACCAAGGTGCAACTTTTACTACCACAGTTACAGTATCAGACGCAAATGGGGATGCAGTGAATCTATCTGGATATTCAGTAGCTGCACAAATTAGAAAATCATTTTTGTCATCTTCTGCAACCGCTTTTACAGCGAGTATTTCAAATGCATCTGCTGGTGAAATTACTATTTCACTCACTGACTCCCAAACAACATCTTTAGAAGCTGGACGTTATGTTTATGATGTTCTTATAACTGCATCTGGTGGAACAAAGACAAGAGTTGTTGAAGGTCAAGTCACAGTCAATCCAAGTGTAACGAGGTAAAAAAATGTCAATAAGTGGAAGTGTCTCAAGCGTTTCTCAAATAAAAGGTTCGATATCTCAAGGTAATGAATTAGTTGTAACCAGAGTTGCAGTGCCTGGCCCACAAGGCCCTCAAGGTGCATCTGGTTCTTCAGAAAATAGAATATTAGTAGCCGCAGACGTTGATGCAACTGGTGTTGCAGATGGAGCTCTATTACAGTTTCGTGCAAGTGACCAAAAATTTGTTGCAAGGAATCAACTAGACACATCTTCTGGAACACTAGTTTTCAATGGTGGTAATTTTTAAGGAATAAGTAAATGGCAACAACAATTCAAATTAAAAGGTCTACTGGTACTTCAGCACCATCATCACTTGCTGCTGGTGAACTTGGAGTAACTTTTGGTACTGGTACTCAATCAAATTTAGGTGATAGACTTTTCATTGGTGATGGTTCAAATGTTGATGTTATCGGAGGTAAGTTTTTCTCTGATATGTTAGACCATGTTCAAGGTACTTTGACTGCTTCAAGTGCATTAACTGTAGATGGTAATAAAGCAGTAGATGACTTAATTGTAGGTAATAATGCAACAACTGGTGGTTCGATAGAATTAAAAGAGGGTACAAACAATGGTACTCATCATGTCCAATTAAAATCACCAAACTCTCTTAGTGGTAATCTTGCACTAACACTGCCTGGGTCTGATGGTAACTCTGGAGAAGTTCTTAAAACAAATGGTTCTGGAACTTTATCTTTTGGTACTCTCGCACTTTCAGATGCAACTGGTAACCTCGCTTTATCTGCACTAGAAATAGATGGTGGAACAGATATTGGTGAAGACCTTGTAGACGCAGACTTGATGATTGTAGATAATGGTGCTGGTGGAACAAATAGAAAATCAGAATTAACACGAATTAAAAAGTATATTTTCTCAGCTTTATCTGGAGATGCAACTGCATCAAACTCTGGTGCATTAACAATTGCAAATGGTTCAGTAGAAAATGCAATGTTAGCAGGGTCAATTGCAAATGCAAAACTTACAAACAGTGCAGTAACAGTCGGTTCAACTTCTATCTCTTTGGGTGCAAGTGCAACTGCAATCGCTGGTGTTACAGAATTAACAGTTGACAATTTGAATGTAAATGGTAATACTATTGCAACAACAAATACAAATGGTAACTTAGTATTAGACCCAAATGGTACTGGAACAGTTGATGTATCTAGTGCAAGAGTTACAAGTGTTGCAACACCAACTGGTGGAACTGATGCAGCTAACAAAAACTATGTTGATGCACAACTTCAAGGACTAGATGTTAAACAATCAGTAAGAGTTGCTACAACTGCAAACGGAACTCTATCATCTGCATTTGCAAATAACTCTACAGTTGATGGTGTTACTCTTGCAACTAACGATAGAATACTTATCAAAAATCAGTCAACTGGTTCGGAGAATGGTATCTATACAGTAAACGCAAGTGGTGCTCCGACTCGTGCAACAGATTTTGATGCAGACTCAGAAGTTACTGGTGGTGCATTTTTCTTTGCAGAAGAAGGTACAGTAAACGCAGATAATGGTTTTGTTCTTACAAATGATGGTGCAATTACTGTAGGAACAACTGCACTAACATTTACACAATTTTCTGGTGCTGGTCAAGTTATCGCTGGTTCTGCACTTACAAAATCTGGTAACACAATTAATGTTGCAGTAGATAACTCTTCAATAGAAATTAATTCAGACGCATTAAGAGTAAAAGCATCTGGTATCACAAATGCAATGTTAGCAGGGTCAATTGACCTTACTGCAAAAGTAACTGGTGCATTACCAGTTGGAAATGGTGGTACTGGTTTAACATCAATCGCAAAGGGTTCTGTCCTAGTTGCAAACTCCGCTAATACACTAAGTGCATTAGATGGTGGTGGTTCAAATGATGGTATTTTGACTTATACTGCATCAAGTGATACACTCGCATTTGCAACTGCTGTGGATGGTGGAACATTTTAATTGATTGTCTAGGGAGATTGCCTAATGGCTACATCAATAAAACTAAAACACAGTAACACGCAAGCAACTATTCCTACAACGTCAGACTTAATCGCTGGGGAAGTTGCACTTAATACTGTTGATAAAAAGTTTTATGTTCGTAATGGTTCTAGTTCTGTAGTAACACTTGTAAATCATTATGCAACAGACTTTGATGTTAATGTTGTAACATTTAAAGTTACTGTTGCAACATCTACTTCTGCACACCCATATCATGGTACTGGTTCTAGTAACAAGTATAAAATTAATGGTGTATTCTCTCCTTACCTAAAACTCATTCCAAGAATTACATATCGTTTTGACCAAAGTGATTCAAGTAACTCTGGTCATCCACTACTTTTTTATCTTGATGCTGGAAAAGCAGCTGGATATTCTACTGGTGTTACAGTTGTAAATGGTTCAAGTGGGCCAGGCAGTGCTGGTGCATACACCCAAATTGTTGTTTCTGATTCTACTCCACAAGTTTTACATTACCAATGTTCTTCACACGCAAACATGGGTTGGGCATTAACAACCAGTACAAGAAACCTAACTGGGTTTGATACAGATGATTTATCAGAAGGTTCTAGTAATCTTTATCATACAACTGCAAGAGTAAACTCTGCAATTGATAGTAGAGTTACAAATACCTTTATAAACAATTTAAGTGGAGTTGTTGCAGATACAACGACTGCACTCGCAAGTGCAAGAAACATTGGTGGGGTATCATTTGATGGTACTGCTGATATAAACTTGCCTGGGGTTAATGCATCTGGTAACCAAGATACTTCTGGTAATGCTGCTACTGCTACTGCACTAGAAAATGCAAGAACAATTCATGGTGTTAGTTTTGATGGTACTGCAAACATTGACTTATCTGAAGTAATTCAAGATACAGTCGGTGCAATGTTCTCTAGTAATACTGAAACAAATATAACTGCAACATATCAAGATAGTGATGGAACAATAGACCTTGTTGTTTCTGCATCTGGTATTGCAAGTGTAGCCGCAGACTCAACTCCCCAACTTGGAGGAAACTTGGATGTTAACGGCAACTCAATAGTATCTGCATCAAATGGTAATATATCAATTACACCAAATGGTTCTGGTTCTGTTATTATTGATGGTCTTTCTCACCCACAAGCAGATGGTAATGCTGGACAAGTTTTAAAAACAGATGGTAGTGGTCAACTTGCATTTGCATCTGTTAGTTCACTTGCTGGTGCTGGTATACAAAATATATCAGATGATAGCTCTCCTCAACTTGGAGCTAACCTAGATGTAGTTACTCATAGTATTGTATCTACTTCTAATAGGGATATTAATATAACACCCAATGGTTCTGGTAAGGTTGTTGTGGGAACAAATGGTATTCAGTTTGGAGATGGAAGTATTCAAACTGCTGCTGGTGCAACTACTGGTTTTTCAATTGCGATGGCGACGGCATTAGGATAATAAATAGATAAGAGGGAAAAATTATGGCAACACCAAATACAAAAGCAGCTTTAAAAGAACATTGTCTTCGCAGCCTGGGTAAGCCTGTTATCGAAATAAATGTTGATGATGACCAAATAGATGATAGAATAGATGACGCACTACAATACTTTGCACAATATCATTATGATGGTATTGAGAGAATGTATCTTAAACATGAGATTACACAAGCAGAAATAGACAGAGCAAAAACTAATGCATCTGCAACTGCAACTGATACAGTAGATAATAGTATCACTGCAACTTGGAAAGAAGGAAATAACTTTATACCAGTTCCAGATTCAGTTCTTGCAGTTGTTAAGATTTTTGACTTTTCAGATAAACATTCATTAAATATGTTTGATGTTCGTTATCAGTTACGACTAAATGACTTATATGATTTTAGTAGTGAATCAGTTATTCACTATGAAATGACTATGAGACATTTAGATTTTCTAGACCATATACTTGTTGGAGAAAAACCAATAAGATTTAATCAACATCAAAATAGATTGTATATAGATATGGATTGGGGTCATGATATTGTTGCTGGTGATTTTATTATAATTGAATGTTATCGTAAATTAGACCCAGCGACATACACAGATGTTTTCAATGACATATATTTAAAAAGATATACAACTGCACTTATTAAACGACAATGGGGTGCGAACCTTTCAAAGTTTGAAGGAGTACAAATGTTAGGTGGTGTCACACTAAATGGTGCAAAAATATTTGAAGAAGCACAACAAGATATTGAAAAGTTAGAGGAACAAATACAACTCGCATACGAACTACCACCCAACTATATGATAGGATAATTTGATGCCCACAAACGTATATTTTGACACTGGAACTAAACCAGAACAAACTCTCTATGAAGATTTAATGATAGAGCAGTTGAAGATATATGGTCAAGATGTATTTTATATTCCCAGAACATTAGTTAAAGAAGATAGTCTATTTGGAGAGGACACACTCTCTAAATTTGGTGACGCATATCTAATCGAAATGTATTTTGAAAATGTAGAAGGGTATGAAGGTGAAAAAGAAATCATGTCTAAGTTTGGTTTACAGATGAACGAGGATGTTACCTTTGTAGTTGCAAGAAGAAGATTTGAACAATTAGTATCTCATGATTCTAATTTAATTGTTAAGACAAGACCAAATGAAGGTGACTTGGTTTACTTTCCAAAAGTAAAAAAGATATTTGAGATTACTTTTGTAGACCATGATGACCCATTCTATCAAGTACACAACCTACCAGCATTTAAACTCAAGTGCAAAACCTTTGAATACTCAAGTGAAGACCTTGATACTGGTATCTCAGAGATTGATGCAATTGAAACAGACAACTCGCTTGATATGTTATCATTTCAATTTACAATGGAACAAGCAACCTCTACAACATATAACGAGGGTTTACAACTTGAAGATGGTGGTAATATAGACTTAGAAACTGCGGCTGGTTCTGGACTTCTTATTGGTGAGAACGAAACTGGTGGTGACAATGTAGTCCTAGAAACTGGTGACTATATAATACAAGAGGCATTTGTTGTCGATACAATTGACGAAAATGCAATGAACGACTTCTTTGAAACACAAGATGATAATATCATTGATTTTACGGAGTCAAATCCGTTTGGTGATATAGGACAATAATAGGATAATATAATATGTTAGGACAACAATTTTACCATGAAACTATGCGAAAGGTGGTTGTCGCCTTTGGTACTATTTTCAATAATATTAATATCGTGAGAAAAAATAGTTCTGGTGGGGTAATACAAAGTATGAAAGTTCCTCTTGCATACGGCCCTAAACAAAAGTTTTTAACCAGACTACGAGAAGACCCAAATCTAAACAAAAAGGTTGCGTTGACTTTACCTAGAGTTGGTTTTGAGATTTCTGGTATTTCATATGACTCTTCACGAAAACTAAACTCAATACAAAAAATTAAAAAAACAAATAATTCAGAAGAGGGTAAAACTATTTCATCACAGTTTATGCCTGTACCATACAACTTAGATTTTGAACTAGTGGTGATGGCAAAAAGTTCTGATGATGCATTGCAAATTGTAGAACAAATTCTTCCATTCTTCCAACCAGATTATACAATTACACTAAATGACAATACTGCAATGGGAACAACAAGAGATGTTCCAATTGTACTAAATAATGTTGCATATGAAGATTCGTATGATGGTGACTTTAACGAAAGAAGAGTAATAACATATACTCTCACATTTACTGCAAAGTTTTATCTATACGGCCCAGTTGTTGACCAGAAAGTTATCAAACAAGTGCAAGTTGACCAATACACAGATATGCCTGTCAACGCACCTAAAAGGGAACAGAGGTACACAGTTACACCCAATCCCATCACAGCAGATGCAGATGATAACTTCGGATTTAATGAAACATCTTCCTTCTTTGAAGATGCAAAGAATTTTGATGAAACATCTGGTACGGATACTGAAGACGCATAAATAACATAAAGGAATAAGACATGGCAATCAGAAAAGTAATTTCTCGTTCTATTGAAGACGCTACAATCGCAGCTGCTGATATTGCAAATACCACAATTACTGCTGGTAAGTTAGTGCAAGGTGCTGGTGGTGTTGGATTTTTCCAAGGAGAAAATGGTGCAAGAGGTGACAGTTCTTCTGGGAAGGGTGATATTTTCAGAGTTCATGAAACAACACTCAATACTAGTGTGACTATTGCATCTGGTGATAATGCACTTGCAGCTGGGCCTTTGACTGTATCCACATCTGGAACTGTAAACCTTACAGTCAACGGAAATCTTACGATTGTATAGGGGATAAGAGATGGGTTCAACATTAACAGTAGATAATATCGTAGGTGCAACCACAGCCGCAAATGTAAAGTTGCCTGCTGGTTGCATATTGCAAACTGTCTCAGAAACAATTAACACACAGTCAAATATTTCAATAACTGGAGGTACATATGCTGACACAGGAATTACAGCAACTATAACTCCAAAGTTTAGCACAAGTAAAATATTGGTAAGTTTTGTCATTGGTGGAACTGGTGCAAATTCAACTGGAGATACTATTTTTAGACTAGTACGAGGAAGTACCAATATCGCTCAAGGTGCATCTGGAACTTATGTTGGAACAATAGCGACTAGAAACTTAAACGCTGAATTAACTTGCACTCCTTGTTTTACACACTTAGATAATCCTTCAACTACTTCTGCAACCACTTATAAGGTTCAAGGTACAATTCCAAGCAATTCAACTTTAGCAATCAATAGAAGACAAGCAGACAATGCTTTTGGAACAGCATCAAATATAACCCTCATGGAGATTGCACAATGAGTACTTTATTTGTAAATAATCTACAAGGTGCATCTAACACCACCACTACTTTTAAAACAAATGGTGGTACTGATGCAATGACTATTAATACTTCTGGAATAATCACATCTCCACTAAAACCAGCATTTTTTGCATATAATGACGAGAATAATTGGCGTGAACAAACACACAATGACTATACAATTCCTATGGTATTGCCTGATGTATTAACAAATATTGGTAATTGTTATAATACTTCAACTTATATTTTTACTGCTCCAGTAGCTGGAACATATCAGTTCTATGCAAGTGCTTACACACACAATAATGGTGGAGTAAGATATATGACAATTTGGACTGGTGCAAATACTGGTTCTATGAATAAAGACTCTATGGGTGTAGAGGATAATACTGGTATTGGAACTTCTGGTTCACGACAAGTTTGGACTAGTCTGACAAAAAATTTAAATGCAAATGACGTTGTAAAAGCGTGTGTTTTTCATTCAGCAGATACAGCAAACAGTTATTACAATGGAAGTGGCTCTGCAATATATACACACTTTTCTGGTTCGTTGATAAATGGATAATAGGATAGTACTATGACAAAAGAAATGTTAGCATTAAGAGATTATAGAAATGGATTACTTTTTCAATCAGATTGGACTGTAATGCCTGATAGTCCATTATCTGATAGTAAAAAAACAGAGTGGAAAACCTATAGACAAGCACTGAGGGATATCACAAAAACAGCATCACCAAAATGTTTAGATGATTCTCCTCATCTTGATATATCATCTGTAACTTTTCCAAAAGAACCATCATAATCGGTAAGGAATAGAATATGGCATCAACACTTAAAGTAAATACTATACAAAACGCTGCTGGAAGCAACACAATTTCAGATGGTTCACCTAGCATTGATTTGTGGAGATTAAGTGCAAACTTCAGTAATAATGCAACCATTACTGGTTGGGAAAGACCAGATGAAACATCTGCTACTAACGCATCTCATGTAAATGGTTTAACAGAGAGCAGTGGAGTATTTACTTTTCCTTCTACTGGATATTTTCTTATTCAATTATGTGCTCAAGTTGAAGCTGCTAGTAATGCAGATGGTACAATCGGAGTGCAAATAGAAACGTCTGTTGATGGTGGTAGTAGCTTTACACTAGCAGGCTTTTCATCCTCTGGTGATACTGATACTGGTAATAGTAATGGTTCAAACACACAAATTATGTTTAAAGTAACAGATACGTCACAAGCAAGAATTAGGTTTGTTGCGTCTTCTTTGTCAGCTGGAACATTTGTTCATGGAAGTTCTACTTTCAATCTAACTAACTTCTCGTCTGTTAAAGTTGCACCAATACAATAGGATAAAAATAGAGTTATAAATATAGAAAAGAATTAAATAGGAGAAACTAAAATGGCAACAGTTTCAGAAGCATTAAATGAACTGTCAATTACAGAGTGGGTCTTGCGTGGAGAACCTAAAACTGAAGAAGAGTTCAAGTCAATGTTCAGAAAGGTTACTGGAGCAACTGCTGATAATACTGCAATCGAATCTGCTGACACTTCAAAGTGGGGTGTAACTTGGAAACAAGTATCAGACAAGATGACAGCGATTGATGCAGCTGCACCTATGAAAGAACTTCGTAGACAGAGAGATGCAAAACTCGCTGAAACAGATTGGACTGCTAATTCTGATGTAACCATGGCAGATAATATGAAAACCTATCGTCAAGCACTTCGTGACTTACCAGCACACAAAGATGGTAAAGACGCAACACTGAAGGATGGGGTTTTGGAAAATGTCAAATGGCCTCTGAAACCAGCGTAAACGTACTTGATAATGTATTAGGGATAACTGATGTTGTTGAAACATCAACCTCAAATGTAACTTTACCAGAGGTCAAAGTTCCAAAAGAGGTAGATAATGATTATGAGTACCAACGTAGAAATTTCTATCAGTTGGTTGAAAGAGGACAAGATGCAATAGATGGAATACTTGAACTTGCAAAAGAAAGTGAAACACCACGTTCATATGAAGTTGCTGGTAATCTAATTAAACAAGTTGCAGATGTCACAGAAAAACTAGGTGAGTTACAATTGAAGATGCAGAAGTTGAAAGAAGTACCAAGTAACGCACCAAAGAATGTAACAAACGCATTATTCGTAGGGTCTACGTCAGAACTACAAAAGATGTTAAAGGGAAAATAAAATGAGTACATTAACAACTTTAGGAAACGCAGCTATACAAGGTGCAAGTACAACTCTCGCAAACGCAGACGTAAACAAAGCCGCTGGTGGTGATACACTTATTGTTTTTGATACCTCTGCATCTGCACTTAAAAGAGTGAGTGCATCTGGTCTAGGTGGTGGTAAGTTTCTTGGAGAAGGTGCTGGTGGTGCTGGAGATATTATTCGTGTGCATGAAAACGAACTAAACACAAGTGTTGCAATTGATTCAAATAATAATGGACTTGCAGCTGGGCCGTTGACAATTGCAAGTGGAGTAACACTTACAATCAATGGTGAACTTTCGGTGGTATAGACATGAGTAAAATTACAGTCACAACAATAGCAGGACAAACATCTGGTTCAGATGCAAACACAGTCAAGATTGAGTCTGGTGATACTCTTGCAGTTCAAACAAATGCAACTGTTGGTGGAACACTTGGTGTTACTGGTAATACAACGATGGGTGGTACAGCTGCAATAACTGGTAATACAACTATTACTGGTGACCTTACAGTGGATACTAATACCTTAAAGGTTGATGCAACTAACAATAGGGTTATGATAGGAACGACCACTGAAGGTTCTCAGCATGCTGACAACCTTACTATAGCAGACAGTGGCAATATTGGTATGACACTTAGGTCAACTGATAGTTCGGAGACTGCTATTTATTTTTCAGATGCAACTTCTGGTGCTGGAGAATATGCAGGCTTTATTAACTATAAACACACAGATGACTCATTTAGAATTGGTGCTAGTTCAGTAGATTCTTTTAGAGTTCAAAATTCCGTTACTGGTTCTGGTTACACAGCAGACACTGGTACACAAATTATGTCTCATCCTATTACTGCAATCAGAGCAAGTGGTATGAGTAGAACAGATAGTTATTATGACTTTACAGTTGATACAAATGGGGGTCTTTATATTATTTGTGGTTTTAGTCATGACCAATCTCCCTTGTCATATGGTGAATTTGCAAACTTTCAAGTAGGTCATAACGCAACATACGTCACAGTCAATACTTCTGAGTCATATGGTGGGAATGGTTCAATAGGAATTAGTAAACCAAGTAACAATGTGCTACGAGTAACATTTAATAAGAATGAAAGTAGTGGTTCTGGGTCATATCCAACAATAGAGTTTGTCGCAGTATTTGGTGCAAATCCGTTTTAGGAGTGAATAATGACAGTAAGTATTTCAGAAACAGATAAAGAAAAACAAAAAGATGTTAAAGTAGAAGATGTCATATGGGCATATCGTCAGAACAGAAATCTTTTATTGGATGCAACAGATAAATATATGACAACTGATTATCCAATAAGTGATGAAAAAAAGAAAGAAGTTTCAGAATATAGACAAAAACTACGAGATTGTCCAAAAACATTTACTGTTGAGTTTGATGAATACCATCAGTTGGTTCAAACATTCCCAACAAAACCATCATGGGTATAATAGGAAAAGATAAATGTCATCAAAAATAAAAGTAGATACTATTGAGACAGTTGCTGGTTCTGGTAACATAACATTAAGTAATGCATTAGTTGCTAATAGTGGTGTATCAATAGACAACATAACAATAGATGGAACAGAGATAGATTTGTCCAGTGGTGATTTAACATTAGATGTAGCAGGTGAAATTGTTTTTGATGCTGATGGAGGTAATTTCTTCTTTAATGATGGTGGCACATCTATCGGTAGATTAAGAAATGTATCAAGTGATTTTGTAATAAGTTCTGAAGTTTCAGATAAAGATTTAATATTTAAAGGTAATGATGGTGGTTCTGTTATAGAAGCAATGCGTATAGATATATCGGCAGGCGGTAACGTGGGAATTGGAACTGCTTCGCCTAGTCAAAAACTTCATGTAGAAGGTGCTGGTAATCATTTTATACTTTTAAATAATAGTTCCACAAATGATGGTTTTTACTTCAAAGCAGGAACTGGTGAGTCTGCTATACAGACTAATGGGGGTTCTCATACCTTAAAATTCTATACTAGTGGTAATGAACGTATGTCTATAGATGATGCTGGACGATTTAGAGTTCCTAATGTTTACAGTTCTACCACTGGTTCTGGTGCAAATATAAATGTAGCAAGTGATGGTAGAATGGAAAGGTCAACATCTTCTTTACGTTATAAAAATACTATTAAAGATGCGACACATGGACTAGCTGATTTACTAAAACTAAGGTCAGTAACCTACAAAGGTAATAATGATGGTGATATTGTTTTTGGTGGATTAATTGCAGAGGAAGTGCATGATGCTGGATTAACAGAGTTCGTACAATATGATGATGATAATAAACCAGATGCACTTGCATATGGAAACATGGTTGCTCTATGCGTTAAAGCTATACAAGAATTATCTGCAAAGAATGATGCACTTGAAACTAAAGTCAAAGCGTTGGAGAGTAAATAATGTCAACAATAAAAGTAGATACAATATCAACAAGAACTGGTTCTGGTAACATAACATTAAGTAATGCATTAGTTGCTAATAGTGGAGTCACATTAGGTGGAACAACGCCAACACTTACAATTGGTGATGCTGGTGCAGAAGATTCTAAGATTATATTTGATGGTAATGCACAGGACTTTCACATAGGGCTAGATGATAGTGCTGATGACTTAGTTATTGGTAAAGGTTCTGCACTAGGTACAACAACGCATATGTCTTTTGACGAGAATGGACAAGTTACTAAACCACTGCAATGTTTTTTTCACGCTACACCTAGTTCAAAACAGTCAGATATTAGTGCAGGCGGTAGTAATGTTGATGTAGCATTTGGAACAGAAGTATTTGATGTTGGAGGTAACTTTGCATCTAGTGTATTTACTGCGCCTGTTGATGGTAAATATTTTTTATATGTCCAGTTAAGATTAGATAATGTGGATACTGCTGCTGCCTATTATAACGTACAAATATTAACATCAAATAGAGAATATAGATGGTTAGAACACTTCAATACAGATGGTGGAGACTATAATTACTTTTGTCCACAAGTAACTGCGATTGCAGATATGGAAGCAGGAGATACTGCTAAAGTTCAAATTCTTCAAAATGGTGGTTCTGCTCAAACAGATGTTGATAACGACTCAAACAGAACTATGTTTAAAGGATACCTATTAGGTTAATATGCCAATGCGAAATAACATATCTTAAAGGAGGTAACAATGGCAAATCACACAAAAACAGTAACACTAACAGACTTACAACAACAAATACTATCTAACGACTTGTATACAGATACAGACAACAAAGGTCTTGATGAGTGGATACAAAATGCAGTAGATGGTAAAATAAACAACTGTTGGAAGAGGATGCAACGAGAGTGGACAGATAGGTTAATGAACGACAGTTCTTTTACTGACCCAATTCCATCTAATCAAGCAGATTTTGTAAAACTTATCCTTGCAAGGAGTGACTACAAGAATCGTAAAGCAAGAGATGATGAAAGCAATAAAAGACCTTCATAAATATCTGAATGACAGATATTAATCATTACCTTGGTAATCCACTCCTAAAGAAAGCAAATGTTTCGGTAGAGTGGACAAAAGACCAAATTCTTGAATACCAAAAGTGTATGCAAGACCCTCTGTATTTTTGTCAGAAATATATTAAGATTGTATCTCTGGATGAGGGTCTTGTACCTTTTGATGTATACCCATTCCAAAAAGAAATACTAGGAACGATACATAATAATCGTTTTACTATCTGTAAACTTCCCAGACAATCTGGTAAGACAACCACAATTATATCTTATATCTTACATTATGTCCTATTCAACGAACAGATGAGAGTAGCGATACTTGCAAACAAAGCTGCAACTGCAAGAGATATTCTTTCACGATTACAACTTGCATATGAAAATCTACCAAAGTGGATGCAACAAGGAGTAATGTCATGGAATAAAGGTTCTCTCGATTTAGAGAATGGTTCTCGTATCGTTGCATCTTCTACATCTTCAAGTGCAGTTCGTGGTGGTTCTTACAACATGATATTCTTGGATGAGTTTGCGTTTGTTCCACATAATGTTGCAGAGGACTTTTTTAGTTCTGTGTATCCTACAATTTCATCTGGTAAAAATACAAAGGTTGTGATAGTATCAACACCAAACGGAATGAATCTATTTTATAAATTGTGGTCTGATGCAGAGAATGGACGTAACTCTTATAATCCAATAGAAGTCCACTGGAGTGAGATTCCAGGCAGGGATGAAAAATGGAAAGTAGAAACAATTTCAAATACATCACAAGAACAATTTAATCGTGAATTTGAGTGTGAATTCTTAGGGTCTATTAATACTCTCATCCATCCAACTAAAATTAAGTCAATGGTATTTGATGAACCTATACAAACAAATGCTGGTCTAGACTTATACAAGAAACCAGAAAGTAATAGAACATACACTATTGTGTGTGATGTTGCAAGAGGAACAGAACAAGACTATTCTGCATTTCTTATATTTGATGTATCGGAAGTTCCCTATCGTATTGTTGCGAAATATCGTAATAACGAAATTAAACCTTTACTATTTCCAAACGTAATTCATGACGTTGCAAAAGCATATAATAACGCATATGTAATGATTGAAGTAAATGATATTGGTGAACAAGTTGCGACTGCATTGCAGTATGACTTAGAGTATGATAATCTTGTTATGGCTTCAATGAGAGGTCGTGCTGGTCAGATACTTGGTTCTGGGTTCTCTGGGGGTAAAGTACAGTTAGGTGTAAGAACAACTAAAGCAGTAAAGATGTTGGGGTGTTCTAATCTAAAACAACTTATAGAAACAGAAAAACTAATTATAAATGATATTCAATTAATCCAAGAATTTTCTACTTTTGTTAAACATGGTCAGTCGTTTCAAGCAGAAGAAGGACACACAGATGACCTTGCAATGTGTTGTGTATTATTTGCATGGATGACAAACCAGACATATTTCAAAGAACTTACAAATGTAGATATACGAGAAAGAATGTTCTTAGAACAACAAGACCAATTAGAACAAGATATGGCTCCATTTGGTTTTATGGATAATGGTATTGATGACCCACTTGGAGAAACAGTTATAGATGAATATGGTACAAGATGGAGTCCAGTAGTAAGAGATTATGACTCAAGTTGGTAGTCCATGTCTAAAAATATGCACACTAGAAGATGGTATGTGCATAGGATGTTTTAGAACTCAGGACGAAATCAGGGAATGGATAATTTACACAGACGAACAAAAAAGAGTAGTATTAGAGAAACTAGAAGAACGCAAAATACTACATAATATCAATTAAATCATTTTGGTATTTAATAAAACAGTTAGAACAAACTATCTTAGAGTTTTCTATTAGTTCGACAACTTCTTGTCTGGACTGTTCATTTAGTCCTAATCTCTTAGATTTATATCGAATTAGTTTATCATGGGGGTAAAATTTAAGACACATAGTTTCACTTTCATTACAACAAACACATGATTTGTTAGCTAGGTATTCATTTACCCAGATAATTCTCTTATTGTAATGTCTTTTAGAAACTTCTTTGATAGTTTTCTTATATCTGTTATAAAAACTCATGCACTTATTTATAGATTCTAGTGCATATAAAAATCGGTTTTGGAAACTTAAATTTACTAAATATAACCGAATGAATAACTTTGACATAGAATAAGGAGAAAAAATATGCCTTTTCAAGTATCGCCTGGGGTTCTTGTCAGAGAGGTTGACTTAACTAATGTAGTTCCTGCTGTATCAACATCAATTGGTGCAGTTGCTGGTGCCTTTGAAAAAGGGCCAGTAGGTGAGATTACAGCAGTTTCTTCAGAAGAAGAACTAGTCAGACTCTTTGGTAAACCTAATGGAAGTAACTTTGAGACATTCTTTACTGCTTCTAACTTTCTTCAATACGGAAACGCATTGAGGGTTGTAAGAGCACAAAGTGCTGTCTTAAATGCTATGAGTGGTGGTTCTGGTCTTTTGATTAAGTCCGACACTCATTATCAAGACAATTATGCAGCCGGTGAAGCATCCTCTGGAGAATGGGGTGCAAGAACTGCTGGAACACATGGAAATAGTTTAGGTGTGTCAATGTGTATAGGTACACTTGCATACGAGGAAAACTTAGGTTCATCTAACCAAACAGTTGGTGAAGACGCTGTAGGTGCAACAGTAATTAAAGTTGATGCTGGAACTGCATTTAATGTTGGGGATATAATTTCTTTCTCATCTGCTGATGCATCTTCTAATTCTGCACTTTTCACCCATATCGCTGGTGATGAAGGTAATGAATACGAAATTACTGCGATTGCAACACATGACCTAACAATCAGATTAAAAGACAACCCAAATGGTGGTGGTGTAAAAGCTGTCATTCCAGACAATACGTTTATTCGTAGACGTTGGGCGTTTTATGATTTATTTGATAGTGCGCCTGGAACATCAACATATGCAACTGGTAAAGGTTTCACAGACGATGAAATGCACATTGTAGTATTTGATACAACTGGACTTATCTCTGGTTTTAGAAAAGATACTGCTGGTGAAAGAACAAACGCTGTTCTGGAAACATATTCATTTGTATCAAAAGCATTTGGTGCTAAAACTGCACAAGGTGGAACTAACTACTACCCAGATGTGATTTTTAAACAATCACAGTTTGTATATTGGTTAGACCATAGTTCAGTACTTGGTGCTGGTGGTGGAAAGATTGCAGCTGGTACAGCTGGAACTTCTGGTGATGCATATGCAGTTGGAACTGGTACTACTGGTGAAATTCCTTTCACACTTGCTGGTGGAACGGATGATTACGCAGTCACAGTTGGTGAACTGGATAGTGCATACAATGAGTTTGCAGATGCAGAAACAGTTGATGTAAACCTTATCATGGGTGGTACATCTCCTGCTGGTGCAGATGGAACTCAACACGCAACAAATCTAATTGACCTTGCAGAGAAGAGAAAAGACGTTGTAGTCTTTATCTCACCAAGACGAGCAGACGTTGTGAACATTGCAAACTCTACAGCACAAGCTGCAAATATCAAGGGTTTCTTTGACGGACTTGCAAGTTCATCATATGCAGTGTTTGACAGTGGATATAAGTTCATGTTTGACAAGTTCAATGACGTATTCAGATTTGTTCCACTAAATGGTGATATCGCTGGTCTTTGTGCAAATACAGACCAAGTTGCAGACCCATTTTTCTCGCCTGGTGGTTTTAACAGAGGACAAATTCGTGGTGCAGTTAAACTTGCGTTTAACCCAAATAAAGCACAAAGAGATATTCTATATCCAGCACGAATTAATCCAGTTGTTACCTTCCCAGGCCAAGGTACAATCCTATTCGGTGATAAGACTGCACTCGCAAAACCAAGTGCGTTTGACAGAATCAACGTAAGACGATTGTTTATCTTACTAGAGAAAGCGATTGCAACTGCCTCTAAATTTCAACTCTTTGAATTCAATGATGAATTTACAAGAGCACAATTTAGAAATCTTGTAGAACCTTTCTTGAGGGATATTCAAGGTAGACGAGGTATTACAGATTTTAGTGTGGTCGCTGACGGAACTAACAATACTGGAGAAGTAATTGACCGAAACGAGTTTGTTGCAGACATCTTCATCAAACCAGCAAGGTCTATCAACTTCATCCAACTTAACTTTGTCGCAGTGAGAACTGGTGTCGCATTTTCAGAGATTGGGGGGTAATTAGATGGCTACTATAGATGAATTTAAAGCAAACCTAATCGGTGGTGGTGCAAGACCAAACCAATTTAGAGTAACTTTCAACACGCCTGGTGCTATTGCAACTGGACTTGATGTTAGAAAATCTTCTTTCTTAATCAAAGCAGCTCAGTTGCCTGGACAAGAATTGGGTGAAATATCAATTCCATTCAGAGGACGTAATCTCTATATCGCTGGTGACAGAGAATTTGCAACATGGGATACAACTGTAATTAACGATACAGACTTCATGGTGCGAAATGGTATTGAAAGATGGTTGAACGCAATTAATGATACTGCAACAAATACTGGACTAACAAATGTTGCAGACTATACTGCTGACTTAGTGGTTGAACAACTTGATAGAGATGATACAGTTCTTAAATCATATATCTTGAGAAGTTGTTTCCCACAATCAACAGCTGCGATTGACCTAAGTTATGAAACTGTTAATGCGATTGAAGAGTTCACAGTAACTTGGAGATACACACACTTTGAAGCATCAGCGGTTAACTTCTAATAATCCTACTAAATAGTAGAAACAAATAGGAGTTATTATGGCTGAACTTTTCGGTTTCACCATCACTCGTAAAAAAGAGCAGGGGGCGTCTTTCACGCTCCCTACTCCAGATGATGGTGCAGAAGATATTGCAACAGGCGGTTTCTTTTCTTCAGTGTATGATATTGAAGGAAAAGATAAAACCCAGTTTGACCTCATTAAACGATACCGACATATTGCACAACAACCAGAATGTGATAGTGCGATTGAAGATATTGTTAGTGAAGGAATCGCATCTAATGAATTTGACACACCAGTGTCATTAGTATTGGATGGATTAGACCATTCCACAAATGTTAAAAAAAGAATACGAGAAGAATTTGATAGAGTTCTTCAACTACTCATGTTTCAAGAAAAAGGACATGATATATTCAGACGTTGGTATGTTGATGGTAGACTTTACTAT